AAAACTTGAAACAGTAACGTCCCCATTTAACCAAGGATATATATTAAAATCAACATATTCAGTAGAACATGTATAATCAAAAATATTTGATATTATATAACAAGGATTAACAGGAACTGGAATAAATTGGCACCCTCTTTGTCTTCTATAAACAAATTTTTGTTTATGAAAAATTGAATTTTCAAATCTTACTCCTCCATTCCATATTGTTGTCGCTGGTATCATTTGTTCTACCAACTTTAACCAATATGGCCCGATACCATTCACATAATCAATCAACTTTTGATAAGTATATTTGTTATTTGGCAAACCAACTGTTTCTTGAGATTGGATATATTTCCAAAAAATAGATTGTAAAGTTGGGTACCCTCCAGTCTTTCCATCAGTAATGTATTGACGATTTCTAACATTAATCATATTTTCCCAAAAAGTTTGAGTAAATTCAAAAAATGTTTTCTTTTTTGGGTCTGGTTTAATATAAGTGGAATCAACTCCTCCCGGAACTGGATAATTAACTGTAAGCCCGCTTTCAGGAATTGGATAATCATATCTTCTTGATTCATCCCACACGTCATATACAAGACCTTGAGCAGGATTTAAAAATAAATCAATGTTTTTAACATTTAATACTAACTTCTCATTATCCACAAAATAATATGCATTATAATCACCTTGTATTGATACTCTAATTTTATCGTCAGTTGCTAACCAAGATTTATTATTATCAACAACTTTTCTTAATTTAAATCCTTCTGTCATGTATGGAAAATCTCTATATCTATTTAGATAAGTTTGGCCATATGTGAAAGGTGTTAATTGTGTTTGTATACTATAATTTTGTCCTGTATATACAAGTCCAGTTAATTGTATTTCATCTGGACTTCTATGTGATGGTGTTGTTTCATACCATCCTGCACCTATTTGGAAAAAATATGTTTCTGTATTTAATGGAGCCTTTGGATATCCTTCAGCGTCCATAGGATAATCAACCAATCTTATAGATACGGATTCATAAACTGAAGTAGATGTGAATGCAGTAAATAATTGTCCTTTAACTTTAAAAGTATCATTTTGTAAAAAACTCGGAGATTCATCAACATAAGTTCCACCAGATATTTTTGCGTATTGGGTATAAAATTGGTCTAAATTTATTTTTTGGTCCGCTAAGTAAATATGTTCATTATATTCAATCAAAGAATCAGGAGCCCCAATAAGTCTCATAAGAAATTCTATCGACCTTCTCGTTCCTTTTGATTTAAATAAATAAGCAGCATTTAATATTAGATTTCTATAATATTGATAATTTAATTCTGTTGGAGTTAAAGCTCTAGCATATCCTGGATATGTTGGAGTCGATGTGTTTCCAAAAACAGAACTTAAAAAGTCTTCATTTGTAATTGGAGAAAAATTAGAACTCCATCCCAAAGTTTGAGATAGATTAGCGAGTAATTGTGATGGAATATCGTTAGATGGATTATAATTTACAGAATTCATATAAGCCAACCCATCGATGAATTGTTTTATTTGGTCAAAACTTCTTCCATATATTTGAAATATTTTTTCTACTTTTTGTCCTAACGTATCAAAATCTTTTAACGCTCCAGTAACTAAAAATCTTGAAATTAAATTTGTTTTAAACGAATCTAAGTTTTCTGCAATATCTTGTAACTGTGTTAAATAATCATCAAACAAAAAAGACCTAATATCTAAATTCCATGTACCATCTTTAGGCCAAGTAACTTGTCTATAATCTGTATAAAATTGTCCATATTCATTTTGTTGTGGAACTTGAAAAACTGCAGTATACTCAGGTCTTACTAACCTATTTACTAAAAATTTTTCAACCTCATCAAAATCTTCTGAAAAAATTCTATCAACTATATAATCATTTGGTCTTACTTTAAAAGTATTATTTGAAGTTGTTGCCGAGGTACCAAATGGAGCTCCCGAAACATAAAAAGCAATATACCCACTAGTTAAAGTTTCTGATGGTTGGAATGATAATACTTTATATATATTATCATTAATATCAATACAATAGTCTAAATAAGTATTATATAAATTTCTATATGGAGACGTTGTAATTTCTCTAATTGATAGATTAGTTGTCGCACTAATAGAATAATCAATATCAAACGGATTAAGAATCCTATTAACATTTATTTCAAAATAAGTTTCATCTAAATTGCTATCATAAAATATATTTATTGCAGTATTTCCTGTTGTATAATCAAGAGAATTATAAAGAATATCTAACGATGCCGGAAAAAAATTTATTATTTTTGTTACCGACACACTAAATCTTTTAGATAATGAACCATACATTGAAAAGTTAAGAACTTGTGAAACATCATAGTTCGGATAAACTCTAAACTGTGTCGCAATTATTCTTCGACTTTCTGTCAAATCTTCAATATTCATTCCATCTAAAGTCATTGGCTCAGAAAAAGCTCCAACATTAAAATGTCTATTAACTTTTTCAGTAACCGAAGTTGTGAATTCAAAATTACCTTGCGTAAGACCTCCACCTTCAACAGTTTGTAAACCAACTATGTTGTCAGAAAATGTTCCAGCGCCATTCCCTGGCCTTGGGGGATAAAAATATTTACTTCTTGATGTTGCCATTAACTTGTTATATTTGTAAAGTTCTTACTAAAATCTATATTATTTCCTCTGCTTTGCCTAACCTCATATAATAATGCATTAAATTGGTCTCTAATTTCGTACAAATTGTATTGTTTGTAAATGTTATCTTGAGCATCATAAATTGTGTATATTCCGTCATCAATAGATTTAGTCTGATTACCGTAAAGAGCAATTGCTAATGTTGAAATATCATTCTCAACCATTTCAATTTCTAAAGTAATTGGATTAAAATATGTGTTTGTTATTATTATACTTTGACTAGGTTGACCTATATATGGAGTCGCGTTTGGCTTATTGGTTGGTGATGATGAAGGTGATAATGTTAGAAACATTAAATTAGAATTTCCATCAACATACCTATATCTTATTGCTTTTTGTGTTGTGTTAACTTCATTAGTAACTACTGGTTCACAATAAAAACAAGATGTAATAACTCTAAAGAAGTTTGGTATTTTTGAACCATCGGTATTTAAATATTCAATTCTAAATCCAATCAATCCCTGAGGAACAAATTTATTTTGATATTCAACAGGAACATTAGTTAAATCAATAACAATTCCTTTTACATTTGGTAAAGCACTCAAAACTCCGCAATCCGTAATTACCGTTCTTATTTGTGCTGGTCTTAAATATAAAGTATAAATGCCAAGAGCATTAAATTGTTCTGCAGGTAATGTTAAATTATATAATCCACCTAAGACTTCAACACCTGCGTTACCTCCTGTTTCAGTATTACTGAAATATGGTTTTAAAATTGTTTGAGAATCAAGTTTAGTTAAAACAAATGCATCAGTCACATCTCTTGTTGGGGTATAATTCATTATAATCTCAACATCAGCAGGACTAACATCACTACCTCTTATTGTACCATAGCTTCCAATGCTCATATAATTTATTTTTTGATTAATTCATTTATTGTTATAGAACATTTAGTTCTTTTTTTTACATTTTCTTCCCAAGGAATAAATTTTAAATTTTTAATATCGCCAATAATACTTGGGTCTATATTTTGATTAAATCCCTCAACAATTGAAAATTTGTGGTCTAAATGAAAATTCCCATCTAATCTATATTTAGTCGTATAGGATTGAATACTTCCACATTTTGGACATGCCTTACAACAAACTTTCATATTTATAAATACCTTTTAATTTTTTTTCTCTACATTAAAAAAACCATACCCATAGTTTATCATATCTCCCAAGTTGTCAACTTCACCCAACCTCATAATTCTTTCAAGAGCGGAGTTTTTACCTCTTTCAATATAAACATTTGTTTGTATCTGTGGTTGGTCAATAACTTTCAATAAAACTTCTTCTTTTGTTATTGGTACCGCAGTTAAATTATTATCGGTTAATCCTGAAGATTGTTGAAAAAATATCGTTACTCCGTCTATATAATCATAATAATTAATATCAGTAATTGTATATGCAGTAAAAATTGGTGACATGTCTGTAATAACACCCCATATTTGATTGTTAGCTATTACAGGAGTTCCAACTTGATATTTCGGTGTTCCATAAAGAGCCAATTCAGTTATTCTTGATTTTGTAATTCCTGATATAGTATATGGGATTGAAACATAATTTATTGACGTTTGAGGAACAACTTCATTAACAGCATCCCCTGAAAAAATATAATCATAAGATATTGGTGTTGTGGACCAACTACCTCCTGCAGGAACAAAAAAAGCTTCACCATTAGGATTATATATTATCACATTTTCAAATGGCGTTGGTACTGTTTTTGATACTTTAGTTACACCCCAAGGATTTGTCTGTTCTAATGTTATAACATATTTTGTAGATGCGTTAGGATATGTATGACTAATTGAATTAGGAGCATACGTAGTAATTGCTTGTTTAGGAGAACCATCTCCCCAATCAATAAAATATGCGGATAAATCAAGAAATTTTTGAAAATCACTTGACGTGTTATAAACATAATAGGTATATGGATGTCCTGTTGTCGCTGAAAACATAAAATTAGCAACAACATCTTTTTGTAATACAGCCCCATCAAAAGGACTATAATATCCTGCATCAATAGCTGTTTGGGTTATTAATATTGGTACGGTCAATCCTGTTAATAATGAACTACCATTTGGTCCACCTGTCAGTACTTGAGTCATAGCAGAATAAACACCTACTTCAGTTCCTTTGTAATTAACAAGATATAAATCTCCTGCAATATTTTCTGGCGATATTATAATATTATAATCCATTATCTTGGGGGGTTAACATACTCATACCATTTTATGGGTTCTGGTGTTCCAGCCCTTTCACCAAATTGGTGATATTCCGAAGTATATGGATTAATATTTAAAACTTGATATTCTCTTTTATCATAATCCAACTCAACTTTATAATAAAAATATGAACTACTATCAAAAGAATATTTATTAGCAGAAATTGAAGATTGTGGAGTATTCATCATCTTTATGAATGTACCATCTTTTGCATTATAAAACTTAGCCGTCATGTAAAAAGTTTTAATATCCAAAAAAGTTCTTTTCTTTAACCAATAAATAAAAAACCCTTCTTTATCTCCAACATAATTTAAAGCAAATTTTGGTTTCTTTATTGAAACTGGAGTTCTTTGCATCATTGTATCCATCTTTAATCCCTGTTGTGTCGGTATTATGAGTGTTATATAGTTTGTTTGTTTTTTATCGTCAATTGTATCATATAAATCTAATTTAAAAAAAGAATTAGAAAAATTATTTGTATAGTAAAAAATTTCTTGTGTTGTAAATCCTTCACTTCGATAATCATTTCTCCAATTTGCTCTGTCATCTAATGAACCTCCAGAATAAAAATAAAACTCATAGTTTAATTCCGTAGATTGTGTAATTCCTGTTGAAGGAGAATTTGCAAATCTATCAATTTCAAAATCTCTCCCAATACCAACAACATCTTTTATAACTTCAGTTTCATATTCATCAATACTTTGGTCTATACCAAGATAATCCCAACTCAAATTTATTGGTATATTAACTTGTTTATTAACAAAAGAATTTTTCTTTATTATAAAATTATTCACATCCATCGATAAGTGGTTTAATAGGTATTCCAGTTCCAAGTAAATCGGAATTGTAGTTTATTCCTTCAGGAATTAATCTAAAAATTACATTTTTAAAAGGATATTGTGCCCCATTTAAAAATGGATAATCAACACCTCTACCTAAATTATCAATAAATCCATAAGTATATAAATCTCTCCATCTAAATTGTTGGTCTGATGCCGAATAAAAAGACCACGTAGGAATCCCATCAATAATTCCAACATCTCCAGTTTCAATATAATCAGAAAAAACTCTTATACTCATAGAATGATGTGGTTGATAATAATATCCTGGTGAATTTGTATCATTCGCAGTAGTTGTCTGAAATACTAATTGATTATATTTTATTTTTTGATAATACGGAGAAATCACTCTTTCAATCTGCTCATAATCGTTCCATTCGCAAAAATCTCCGTCAACAATATCTCCTCTTTTTAAATCATTATTATAATAAAAAGTTTTTTTTGTTCCATTTGTTAAAATATATGAAGATACAGGTATATTAGTATTTGAATTGGCATTATTAGAATCCCACCAAGAATTCGTTGTACTTCCAAGATTAAATTCCCATCCTTGTTTAATGCCAACATTATTATTCGGATAATTAAAATAACCTGAATATCCTTTATTAATTATTGTAATAAATAATTCACTTATTGGTCTTTTTTGATTATCTATAACTCCTTTTAAATCAATATCGTAATTTGTTGTTATATTATAAGCGTTACTACTATTTTTTTGAGATATTCTAGATATTTTATTTGGTGTTATAGAACTATATTCAAATTTTTTAGTCTCATTAAAAACGTTTTTTTCAAATCCGTCTTTAGTTATTACCATATCATCAATATTTGTTAAAATTTTATGTTCTCTAACATAATATTTTGATTTGGTCTCAAGTAAATTATCAGGATTTATAATTCTTTTAAATGTCCCCGTAACACCATTTGAAAATGTATTCCCTGTGTATCCAATATTAAAAATATTAAATACATATACTCCACTACCAAAACTATCATTACCTAATGAATTAACTTGAAATAAATTAGTCGTGCCATAAAATATAGATAATTCAACATATTCTCCAACACTAAGACCGTGAGGAGAAATACACTCAAACGAAATTAATCCATTCCCATTTTGAGTTGAATTATTTATTGAAAATGGAATTCCTTCTGATGCTGTCCATTGTCCTATACTATTAATTACTGTAAATAATTTTTTATCGTAATTATTACGATAAGCATAACTTAAATAATATGTCCAATTATATGTGTAAGCACTTTTTGCTTTATATGGTATATGTTGGTCGCTAATATCAGGTCTAAAAAAATCAAATTCATAATATTGGGGAAATCCCTTCCATAAACCACTTGAAATAGAATTTTCAGGATTAACGTAATATAAATTATATTGAAATGGTATATAATTAGTTGTTCCAATATAAGTATTATCGTAAATGTAGGTTATTTTAAATGTTGGCCTAAAAATTGTGGATTCTTGTCTTTCGTCATCAAATACTTGTGCCAAACTAACAGTAGAACTCCTATCATATTCAATCATTTGCTGACTTTTTTCTTCAAATGAAACTGGAATTTCTTGGTCTACGGAAGGAGCCGCCTTATATTTAAGATTACTTGGTATGATTGTATAGTTATTCACTTATAGAATATTTTGTTTTGAATTTATCTATTGCACTTTCTCCTTGTACTAACCCGAAATAAAAATGATTTGGAGCTCCAACTAAAAATTTATTGTAAATATTATTCCATGTTGATTCATAATTACCATTACCGTCAATATTAAAAATGTATCCTCTCTCATATATGTCACCTAATTGTGTATTAAATCCGATAAAATATTCGTTATTTGGATAAATTTTTCTTCTATCTAAAGATTGATAATTTCTTGAAAAGATATCTGATGTTGTTGTTTTCCAATTATTATACTGGTCTCCAAATATTGTTCCTGTTGTATTTGTGTCCCAACCCCATCTATAAAAAGGAACCTCTTGAGAATATATTCCATATGGATACGTTATCGCATTAACATTATCTGACGGTCTAAAATCAATTACCCCTGGAGTTAAAAAATCTTTGTTTTGTAAATCTTCTGTTGTTGATGAGAAGAAAATACCAATCGTAGGATTATTTTCCCCGCCATAAACAGATACAGGGTCATTAGCATCTCCATTGGAACTATAAAATTCTTGTGAAAAAGGTATAACCCCAAACTCACTGTTGATTGACATAGCTTGAGCTAAATCAGCATCAATTCTTTTTTCAGGTCTTGAAAATAATTTATCTAATCCATTATCTCTTAATAATAAAATTTCAGATAGAAATTTTGCATTTGCTATTCTTGAAATTACAAACAAATTAACAATATCTGAGGTATCTGAATAACTTGTAGAATTTAAACTTTTTACAATATAAGCTCTAGCTGATGGGTCAAAAATTATTTCTTGATAAAATGAATCTTTTATTCCTAAATTTATTATTGTTGTTGGAAACAATAAGTTTCTCTCATTAACAGAAGTATTATCTAATTTTGGTGCTCCAACAAAATAAGATGTAGTTCCTGTTATATATGGAGAACTTCTGTAATAAAAATTATTAGATAATGTATCAAAATATACTAATTCTTTTGTGAATGATGGGGGTAATGGTTGATTCTTTTTATCATAATATGTATCTACTTGAATTGGGAACATATAAAGAAATCCATTAATCCAATTATTAACGAATGATTGAGCAAGAACTCCTCTACATAAACCATAAAAAAATCTGAACCTATAAGCCCATTCTTCAAATGCTTTAATATCTTTACCCAAATCTTTTAAAGGTTTATTAACTAAAATATAGCAACCGTTTTGAACTGAATCTACATTTTGACAATTTTCTTTGATGCCAAATGTACCTGAATAACCACTATAACAAGAAAGCCCAACTAAGTTACTACAAGTACTCAAACTTTCAATAACATTAGTATAATTTATTTGACCCTCAATATCTGCGGTAACTATATCAGCACCTGTACCAAATCTTTGTGCGGTAAAATCTTCTGTATCTGTGTTTATTACATAGATGGTAAATCCTAAGTTTTGTTGTAAAACAGCGGCATTGTTATCCCAACCACTACCATCCATATAATTTGAGTTTGGTAATCTATCGGTTCTCATAACATTTTTAACTTTTGAAACGATATTTAAAGGGGTTGCCGTATATGTTGGCAATAAACTTGGTGCAACATATACTTCATTAGTGTTTGATGGTTTATTTCCAATATTAGTATATAGATATCCTACGCCAGATAAATCTTCTGAGTTATCATAAAATTTTGAAGATGGTTCTAAAGAATAAGAACTATTAGATGTTGATGATACAATACCTCTTAATCCATTCCAATAAACATTATTATTTCTTGGCGTAAAACTTTGTAAAAAATTTGCATCGAATGATGAATAATACCCGACATTTGAAGTTGTAAATGATGAAAATTGATTACTTGCCTCCCAAAAATAAGAAGAATAGAAAATGTTATTTTGATTATTATGTTCTTGTATTGCTAATCCTCCAGATGTTATTGGTTGTATTGGTATGTTAACTCTTGTTCTTGCGGTAAGAATGTAATCACTTTCGTTTGTTAATCCTAATATTTTACCAATCCCATAAGAATTATTATATAACGGAGAATATGGGTCAACTCCTCTTTGTATTATTGTAATATATTGATTATTAAAATCTGCAAAAATATCTTTTGTACAATATTGTTGATTATGTTCATTTCCCCATCCACGGGTACCATTTTCATTCCATATAATATCGGTACAGCTTGTTATCAACCCTGGTAATAAACTATCATTAGATGTATTCCATATTGAACTTATTTCCGAAATTGTAAAAGCCGTAACAACTTGATAATACTCAATGTCTGATGGAAATTTATAATTACTTTCAGTTGTTCCAGTATTTAAAAAATATTGTTGTGTTAATGATTGTGTTTGGTTAGATGGGTTTGCATAAGTTAATGAGATTGTTCCATAACCAGTTTGTTTAGATGTTCCACTAATACCTGTTACAATTCCATTTGCCGTTGAAGCCGTATATAAAAAATTAACGTCTGTAGTACTAGATGGATTTAAGAAAGTTAATAAAGTACCTGAAGGTATTTTTGTATTCATAAGAACAGTTAAACTACTATCAAAATGACTTTGATTAATGTTAGATTGATAATCAAATGAGACAGATAATCTATTAATACCGTCAAAATATTTTTTTCTTCCGTTAAATACATTTATTCTTTCTCCAAGTGGTAAATTTGAACTTGCAGAAAATACTTTTTCTGGTGTTCCGAAGAAATTAGTTGTGTCAGGAAGTCTTAATTCTTGTGATTCTGTTGTTTTATAGATTGTATTGTTAGTCCTTTCATCTATTCTACCACCAATAGATTGAGAAAATAATAAGGATAATACTGTAGTATCATCATCACTATGTCCTAAATTTTGTTTAACTAATGGATTTAATTTTTCATAATATAATCCAGGGTTTGATAATTGTGTTACTAAACTTGTAGCAACAACAGAACTATCTTGGGTTGTAGTCTCTGCATCACATTCACATGCTTGGCATTCTGGATATGTCATCATAGATAATTTTAATCTACCGAATCTATATTTAACAATACTAGCAAATTTTATTGTTAAAAATATACCAGCCGCTAAAAATAATATACCAAAAATAATATGCGCAATAATTAATCCTACTGCAGGAAATGGCGGAGAACCCGCAAGACCAGATGCAATGAAATTTTGAACCGATTGTTCAAACATGAACCCTATAAGAAATATTAAAAAAATGACCGCAAAATTATTCCATAAAAATGATAAAAAATGGTATATTACTAATAACGGGATTCCTATCAATTGAATTATTTGCATCAAAATTGAAAATAAAAAAAATAAAAAATCAAAATTTCTAAATCCGTCATTTGTTGGAAATTTATTAGTTGTTGACTCGCAATCTTGACTATCAATCTCTTTGATACCAATAAATCTTCCTTTACCCCCTTTTTTGAATTCAGTAATTAAACTTGAAACAGTATAAACTTTATTGTATTCAAACATGTAGAATGTGTCTTCGCAGTTTATTGCAGATTCTTGGTTTGTATACCCACTCCAATCGAGACCAAAATAATAAGAACCTTGTAATTGTTCTTTTTGTTGTTCTGTTGCGGATAGATTTGTGTAAGGGTCTCCTTGAAAGGGTTTCCATCCATATTCTTTAATATTTGGAATTAAATAATAAGGTCTTCTTGTTTGTTCAGTTAATGTTTTTGGTTGTTGCCATTTAATTTTAAATCTATATTTTGCTTTGGTGGGAATTCCTATTGTTGGGTCATAGGATATGACCTTTTCTCCAAATTCGTTTGTGGTATAATAATCCAAATTCATTGGTAGTTCTGTCATCCAAACACCATTACCATCTATAATATTTCCTGATTGTTCTAATGTATACTCTTCTAAAACAGGATTACCATTTGAATCTTGGTTTATTGTTTGTCTTATGGTTAATATTTGACCCGGTCCAGACACTAAACTACATAGATTACCCATATCATCTTTAGGTTTAGCATTTTTTTTAACTCTATATTTATCAGGCGTAGAACCAATAGAACCCATAAAAACTGATGTTGGTCTTATGTCTATATTAGCCTTTTCTCTCAAATCAAAATCTAATCTGTTAACCGCGATTTGACAAATACTTGAGTCTCCCCATAAAGGCGAAATTTCAATAGTTTGTGATAAATTAATTATTTGAGGTAATGAATTTAAATCAGTTGATGATTTAAATCTTCCACCAGCAACTTGAGCTTCGCTTGCTAATCCCATTCTAATTAAATCTTGAGGTGTTAATGAAAATTCACCTATATCAGATAAATCAACATCCATGAATAACGTTTGAGTACCTAATGGTACCCCCATAATCATATAATCACCACTTTCATTTGTTTTTGCGGTATATCTATAATATTTATCATAAATTTCAATTGCCGTTTGTCCTGTTAAAGCATCTAATCTAGATGGTAATGTTCCTGTTGCCGCATGAGCAGAATAAGATTTTTCATATGGTAATAAATTATATCTATAACCATCTTGATTTTTATCTGAAGGAGATTTGTAGGGATAAATACTACTTATGATTGGATTTGATTGGTCTATGACTTCAATAGGGATAAATACAGATATTCTAGCATTTGGGATACCAAATCCATTATTTGCTGTAACTCTTCCAACAACAACACCATAATCTGAACAATTTCTTAAATAAATGTCTGATTGTTGAATTTTTAAAGATAAAATTTCTAAAAATTCAAACTCTTGGTCTATCTGAACCGTAATTGTTTTATTAATTCCTTGTTCCGTTCTTATTCTATACGATTGCCCCATTAGACATCTTTAATTTATAAATAGTTTATGTGTAATTTTTCAGGTAAGAATAAATTACTCACATTATAAATTATAGAACAATAAATCTATAAATAAACTTGTTAAGAAAAAGTAATAGATTGGAAGTTTTTAACAGAAACTCTAATATCTTTATTAGGATATCTTATTTGATATACTTGCGATGGTTGTGCGAATATTGTATCATCAATAGGACCAATCAATTTTGTTTCAGGATTAGAATATACCATTGATGTTTCCGCTGAAGAATATTGGCCTCCTACTTCATTATAAATATTTAAACTAGCGACGGTTAAAACACCATTTTGATTTTGTATTAAACTTCTTAACTCAGACAAATAAACATTTTGCCCTAATTGTCTTGTTTGTGGATTAAAATATGTTGATACTCTATCAATAACTTCAGATATTACTTGTCCAGAGTTTTGTACCGAATCTAAAACAATTGCAACATCAACACTCAAATCAATTACTTCAGCAGTAAAGATTGATATATAATCATTCATCATTCTGTAGTTAGATAAATAATTCGCAATATTTTGTTTTAAAGTATTCGATACAATATTTGTTAATTTACCTGACGTATCATATGATAATATTTGAATTAAAATTTTATTATCATTCTCAGTAATTGATACTTTTGCAGGTGCCCCAAATTGGGATGGCATATTTCTTATTAATGATTCATAATCTTGAACTGTAACCGCTCTTTTTTGTGCCGCAAAATTAAATGAAACATAATTTCTAATTTCTTCTAAAGATGGTACTCCGGCTCCCCCAACTGCTGCAGTTACATTAACACATCTAAGGGAATTAATTACGGCAGAATTCGTAACTTCTGACGGTCCATTAACAAAAAAATTAACCGTACCAACTTGATTTATAACATTTGTACCTAAATTTGTTGCTAATCCTCCACCAACTCTATATTGAATAAATAATGTAGAATTTGCGGTTAAAGTAGAACCCAAAGAAAAATTATTTGAATATTTTTGTAATTCTAAAGTAGTACCTAATGTGGTAAATTCATTTAAAGCATCTTGAGCAGTATTTGTACCTCCACCAAATGTCATTTTTTTAAATCCTTCTGGTGTATATTCTGTAATAAATCTATTTTGAGTTTGTATATATTTACCAACTTTAATACCTGGTTGGTCTGATACTTTTGTAGGGTCTTCAATGAATACTCTATCTTCCGCTAAAGCATCAACTTCATACCATCTATTACTTAACCCTAAAAATTCTGCAGTTGTAGGCACATTCGTATATTCAGTTCCGTTTTTTAATAAAACGCTTGTTACCCCTAAAACATTTTTTTCAGGTAAAAATAATTCAAAAAATGGTTTAACGTCATTTGCACCAATAACTCTTTTAAACACTTTAGTAATACCATTAACAACAATTTCTCTTTTAGTTATTGTATAATTTATTAAAACATTATTCGCATTAAAATTAGGAATTTTTAATCTATTTGGAAATCCCTGAGCATTATATGGTGATGCAAAATCAATATCGTATATATTTTCGAATACAATACCAGCACCGATAACTTGTGAACCTCTAATTAATGTTCCAAGATATCTTTCATCTTCTTTATCACCATATGCCGGAACAGTAATTGAAAAATCAACTAATGAAACTGATGGTCTTTGTCCAGGTAATTTTAAACCATAGGTTCTTGCTATGTTATATATTGACGACCTTTGTTGAGCATATTGTAAAACAGTTTCTTGGATACTTCTATCAATATTATAATTTAAATTATCTGCAACCGCTGCATTCATATCTAAGAATATAGAAAATACAGAAGCGTCATTAAAATCTTGAATTAAATCAGGATAATATGTTTTAGCGTAGTTTAAAAGTTCAGTTCTAATTGACTGAAAATCTCTAGTTGTATATGATATTGTACGATTTGCCATTTATATTAAATATTAAGAATGATGAAATCACTTTGAGCGAAAGTTGATGCATTTGTAGCATAATCTATTTTAACTTTAGCAGTATATTCTGCGGTCCCTTTTCCAGGTACTCTGTATATTGACCATAATTGGTCTCCTGCAATATCCCTACTATTTGTTGCATTAACTTCACTATTAATATCTGCCGGTTCTATTGTTATTTTATTAACTAACAAGTTTGGCATATATTTTTGAATAGAATCTCTAATGTCAGATTCTATCGCATCAAAAGTTAATCCATCATAAGGTTCAAAAATATATTCATATAATCTTGTACCAAAATCTGGTAAAAAATATCTAGAACCTTTTCTAGTTAATAATAAATGTATTAAATCTGCCTTTACCTCTTGAGATTGTAATTGAGTTAATTCTAAATAATCACCTCTCATAGAATCCCTAAAGGGAAAATTTATGCCGTATGTAGTTCCATCTGCCATATAAAAAAATATAGTGTCACGTTATTTCTTATAAATAGAGTAAAAAACAAAATCCTGATAATATATCAGGATTAATGTTATTAATAATTTATTTTATGATGAACATCCGAAACATTCTATATCCATATTTTCAGGTTTTTTGGGTAAATTTAGATAACTATAGTCAATTTTTTGAACTTCAGGTAATGGTTTTTGTTTTTCCATTTTTGAAATATCAACAGCTAAATGTTTTGCTCCTGTTGAAATTGCTTTAGTTCTAACATAATAACACAATGTTTTTAATCCTTTCTCCCATGAATGAAAATGTGAGGAAGATATTTTTGATAAAGTTGGAGCTGACATATATATATTCATTGATTGTGATTGGTCAATAAATGGTGCTCTATCCGCCGCCATATTAATAAGTTCTTTTTGTGATATCTCCCAAATTGTTTTGTACTTACTAATAAGATGTTCAATTCTTTTAACTTTTTTATTATAATTTTTTTCTTCAGTATCAAGATATTTGTTAAAATTAATATTTTGAATTGAACCTTCATTTAAAATAATTTCATTCTTTAAATCTTCACACCATATATCAATTTTTTCAAAATCAGCAATTAGATATTTATTTACAATCATAATTTCTCCACCAACAACTCTTCTATTAAATAAAGCAGAATGTGCTGGTTCTGTCATTTCAAATGAACCTGTAATCTTTGCGGATGATGCTACGGGCATTTGAGCGGTCATTAAACTATTACATAGTCCATATTTTTTAACATCATCTTTAAGTGATTCCCAATTATACATTCCAGATAATTCTGAACTATCTACTCCCCACATATCAAATTGGAATATTCCTTTAGACATTGGAGAACCTTCAAATAATTTATATGGTTTTCTAATACCTAATTTACATAATTGATTGCTTTCAAAAATAGCCGAATAGTAAATTGTTTCAAAAATATTCTTATTAAGTTTTTTAGCTTCTTCAGATGTGAATATATAATCCATTAAATAAAATACATCAGCAAGTCCCTGAGTTCCAATTGCAATTGCTCTTTGTTCAAGACCTCCTTTTAATCCTTTATCTGTTGAATAGATATTAATATCAATAACATTATTTAATGCTCTAACCACTTTTTTTGTTTCATTGGATAAAAGATTATAATCAAACTTACCTTCTTTAATAAAGTTTTTTAAAACCATTGATGATAAGGTACATATTGCCGTTGTTTCTTCATCAGTATATTGGTATATCTCATTACAAAGATTTGATTGTTTAATAACACCAATGTTTTGATGGTTAGTTTTTTTATTAGCATTATCCTTAGAACATAAATATGGAACTCCAGTCTCAACTTGAGACTCGATTACTTTAGACCAAATTTCTTGAGCTTTAACTTTTTTACCGATGCCAAGAGAAACTGCTTTATTATAATTCTCCTCATACTCATCACCATAACATTCTTGTAATGGTTTAATATTGTTTTTAATAATATCGTTTGGACAGAACAAATACCAATCAGAATTATTTTTAACCGCTCTCATGAAATTATCAGGAATCCATAGTGCTGTGAACAAATCTCTTGCTCTCATTTCTTCAGCACCTGTGTTCTTTTTAATCTCTAACAAGTCAATAATATCTTTATGCCAAGGTTCAAGATATATTGCAGCACTACCAGGTCTTCTTCCTTGTTGATTAAAGAATCTCAAGGATTCATTAACAATTTTCAAATACTTTAATAAACCTCCAGCATATCCTCCAGACGAATTAATTCTACTTTCTTTACTCCTTATATTAGACATACATAATCCAATACCGGCAGCGTCTGCAGAGTATGTTGAAACATCTTTAACAGTATCGAGTAATCCTTGTCTTGAATCTGAATTGTTGTAATGTAATACACAAGAAGCTAATTGAGGTATTTTAGTACCTGAATTAATCATAATTGGAGTTGCTGGTGAAATAAGTTGATTTGATAATGAATTATAATAATCAACCGCTTCTTCAAATGTATTTGTTAACCATAGAGCAACACGCATATACATATGTTGAGGTCTTTCAACTACTTTACCTTGTGGTGTTTTTAACAAATACATTTCCTGTAAAGACCTCCAAGCAAAATAATCAAAATTATAATCACCATCATGGTTGACAATAGAATCAACATTAGATGGTCCATAATCTTCAATTATTTTAATTAATTTATCATGAACAATACCTTCTTCATGTAAAGTTTTCATAGTATTATAGAAACTATCATCAGTTTCTTTATGATACATGGATATTGCAACTGATGATGCTAATCTAGAATAATCATGATGACTTCCAGTATATGCTGCAGCAATCTCACATATAAGTTTATCTAATTCTTTTGTGGTTATCATTCCTTCTGTTGGTACAGATGTTATAACTTTAATGAATATTTCATCAGAATTGACATTTAATCCTTTTGCAGCCCTTTTAATTCTATTGTATATTTTTTGTGGATTAAAGGATGCGTCCTCACCACTTCTTTTTTTAATTTTTAATGACATCATAGTAAATAATATAATAAATTAGAAATCAGAATCAAATGATAATGTCTCATTTAATTTTGCTTTTTGGTACTCAACAGTTCTTGATTCGAAAAAATTACCTTTTGTTTCAACAGCAATTTGTTCCATAAATTTAAATGGTTGTTCAACATTAAATTCTTTTTTACATCCAAATTTAATTAAAAGACCATCAACAACAAATTCAAGATATTGTTTCATTAAACTATGATTCATTCCAATGAGAGATACCGGTAATGATTCTGTGATAAATTCTTTTTCAATATCTAAAGCAGATAAAAGTATTTCTCTTATTTTTTTCTCACTTGGTTTATTATCTAAATGATTATTAACTAAATGTATTGCAAAGTCACAATGAAGATTTTCATCTTTAAAAATAAGAGAATTAGCGTTACATAACCCTTGCATAATTCCTCTAGACTTTAACCAAAAAATAGAACAAAAAGACCCAGAAAAGAAAATCCCTTCAACCGCAGCAAATGCAATAAGTCTTTCTTGAAAAGACGCAGTTTCAATCCAATCAAGAGCCCATTTAGCCTTTTTTTGAACAGCTGGTAAATTATCTAAAGCTGTAAAACATTTATGTTTTTCTTCTTCATTTGATATATAAGTGTCAATAAGTAATGAATACATCAAGCTATGAATGTTTTCCATCATTAATTGAAACCCATAGAAAAACTTTGCTTCAGGATATTGAACTTCTCTATAAAAATTTTCAGCCAAATTTTCATTAACAATTCCATCGGACGCTGCAAAAAACGATAATATATTTTTAATAAAATATTGTTCATTTTCAGTTAAATTATTCCAATCTCTAATATCTCCAGTTAAATCAATTTCTTCCGCAGTCCATAAAGCAGCTTGATGCATTTTATAATATTCCCAAATATCGTTGTGTTGAATTGGGAATATCACAAATCGATTAGGATTCTCTACTAATATTCTTTCTTTTGTTTCCATTTTTATTTTTTTAAATTTATAATTTTTGTTCTCTATTTTTTCTTTTCTCTAATAATTCCTTAACTCTATCTTTTTTTCTTTCTTCTTGCTGTTCTTCAAATCCTAAAAATGTTACAGAACTTTCAGTGTCTATTTCGAGAAGTTCGTTATTAAACTTACAATTCTCAAATACAACACCATCTTTACCTATTCTTGATTTAGTTATAGCTATTGTCGCTAAATTCATTTCTTTTTGTTGTAATGATTTTGCAACTGTGATAATAACGTGTCCTACTTGTGCCTTTTTAATTGAACCCCCCATTTGGTCTGTTGTTACAACATCTGAAGATATTGAAGACCTATTACCTTGGGTAGCCGTCCATCCAACAAGATTTAATTCATGACACATAGATTCAAATCCTCTCATTACAGAACCTTCAGCTTTCCACTCATCTTTACTAGAACTTTCAGGTAATACACAATCAATATAATCCAAAAGAACTAAATCAATTTTTGTACCGTCAGCAATCATCTTTCTAACTTGATTCTTAATTTGGTTCATTGTCATACTATCAGATGCCAATTTCTTCAAAATTAATTCATTTTTCATGGTATCATGAATATCATTAATCTTGGACATAACTTCTTCTTTATGAAGAACCAAATCATCTGGAGGTATTCCTGTCCAAAGAGTAAAATGTTTCCTTTGTACAATCTTTGGATTGTCTTCAAAAAATATTTGAAGTACATTATATCCAAGATTAAAAGCAGTATTAGCAATCTTTGTTAGGATGGTTGTTTTACCCACACCTGTAGGTGCAAGTATAACCCCTATTTCACCCTTAGCTAATCCACCCTTAAGTAGTTTATCTATTCCCGGTATACCTATTGGTATTGGGTGTCTAAAATCCTCATCAAGTACCGTATCTAAATTAGAGAAGATATCTGTTATTCCAGTATCTCTTTCCCCAACTTGCAAAGCTTCTCTAACTAATCCTTCAACTTTATCATATGATTCAAAATCACCTTCATTTATAATCTTTTGAGCTTTGTCCATGGCTTTTTGTAATTCCTGTTGTTTACAGAATTTCAAAGCCTTTTCTTGTACAAAAGTTACTCCTTCAAATGGTGCTTCTTTAACTTGTTTTAATGTATCTAAAACAATTTTAGCAACAAGTTCCTGTGTGATTTCAGATTTTACAATTTGTTCAAGGGTATCGAATGTTGGTGTTGATTCGTATTTTGAATAATATTCTTTTGTCATTTGTAAAATGATTTTGAAATATTTGTTATCAAAATAAACGCTCTCAATAACATCCATAATTGTTGAAGAGAATTCTTTATCTACAATTACCTGATTTAATAATTGTATTTGAAATGTGTTTCCTAAATAATCGAAATTCTTATTCATAATATTATTGACCCTTATTAATTAAATACTTAGTTACTCAAATCAAATTCCAAATATTCGTAATTTAATCTATCATCTGAAAAGATGTCAGTTAACTCTCTAAGTACGTCTTTTAAAAATGGTCTTACATCAACTGTATAACGAACTTTCGGTGGAAACATTTTACCATCAAAAATTCTATGACAAATTGTCTGCTCACCAATCTTAACGAAGATATTAAAAATTTCAGGTCCTTCAGTAAAAGATGTCTCCATTATGTTTGGGTCAGCCATAATTGATTCCATATTATCCATCATATAGGATACTGTTTTCATCTTCAAATAATATTGAAGGTCTTCCTTAAGAGATTTGATATACTCATACAAATCCACTGAATTTTTTGCTATAGGATTATATCCTCTAACATTAAAAAATCTTTGTACGATAATATTATCGTTTAGCGTTAAAAGAAATTCAATTTTTGTGATTTCTTGTTCTCTCATTGTGCTCATTTTTTTATTTTTTTCGTTTTTCTTTTCTTATTAATTTCATAAATGGTGTGAGGAAATTTACCCAAGCTTCGTCATTCTTGGGAAGATACTTAAAGAGACCATCTTCCATCATCATTCTCATTAAGTTCTTGTACCCCCTATCTGTGGGGTCAATTGTGTCGGTAATTATTTGTTCAACTAATTTTTTTGCATTCTCTGTAATTAAGGGGTTAGATAAATCGACTATTTTTTTGTTTGTTAAGTAAAACTCTTCACCAAGTATACCGCTTTTTGTTTTACCAGTCAAAATATTTTCTAATACTTTTGATTTTTTTTCTTGCATGATATTTACGGCATTAACTCGTATTTCGTCTACAGTGCATGGTTTAACCAACATGTCAGGGAATAATTTAACTAAAGTTTTTTCTCCTAACCCTTCAATACCATTAATATTGTCAGAATTATCTCCAGTAAGAATTTTACAAGTTAAGACATTATAGTGGGGGATTTGAACTTTATTGATAGTAATCATATCACCCTGTTTAAAGTACTGTTTTGAGTTTGGTGAGTAAACGGATACTTTGTCCGAGATAAGTTGTGTGAGGTCTTTATCTGATGAAAAAATGGTAATTTCTTCGTTGATTGCTATTTTACAATAGTATGATATAAGGTCGTCACCTTCGTTATGCGGTATTTCAACTTGTCTAACAAATACCTCTTCAAGATATTCTTTAATACGAGCGTTTTGAGTTAAATATGATTCGAGTTTATACTCATTCATATCTTGTTTTCTATTTCCTTTATATTGTGGATAAAGTTCTTTGCGAGCGGATGAACTATTTTCGGCATCCCACATGACAACTACTTTATCGTAGTTATGTTCCTCAAGGAATTTCCGAATTGTATTTATAAAGTGGTAAATAGCACCTAAATGACTTCCATCACTGTAAAGGTCTTTTACCCCATGGAAACCAATCTTCATTAGATTGGCACCATCTATTAATAATGTTTTTTTCAATTAAACCTATTTAAGGTTAAACAATAATTTTGTTACTCTTTTTGATATTATTTTCCGCCCATAATGGTTGGAGATTTGTATAATGACATAATTCATAAAATTCACCTTCTGTTTTTGCAGATGATAATGGAATGATGTGGTCAATATGCCATTTACCCTGATTATCCAAATTCATACCTAATATAAATTTTTCTTTTTCCCATATTAGTAAATGTCATTAAAAAATATAATTATTTATATTTTTATTCAGTAATCTCGTCTTCAGTTTCATCAAGTTTAATTTCACCATCACCACTAAGTATTCCATTCCAATATTGGGAATATTCTTTCTTATATACCTCCAAAGCCTCCTTAGTATCTTCAATATATCCTTGAGGAACAGCAATTAATTTACCATCAGAATAACCCAAACCATTTACGTGATTTTTTAATATTGAGATTTTAGTTCTAATTGCGTATCTAACAGTTCTTCCTCCTTTGGTTGCTGTGATATGATTAATACCAGAGCTTGCTTGATTACCAAAAAGGAATACTAATGAAGACGCCAACCATACCGCTTCACCACCCTTACTCTTAATAGTTGGTTGCCCGAATGGATTATCCGGTAAAGCCACCCAAGGCTGATTTACAACAACTAATGTGTTATAATAAGCATAATCTTCTTTTTTTGATTTGGAAATTCTTGAATGAACTCCCATACCTATTTTATCAGCAAGTGCTGCGGCATTGTGCATTTTTCCACCACGACCTTCAAATGTCATCTTACAAGGAACACTGCCTACTGAATCCCAAAGGAATAAAATAGATTGTTTAATATCTCCTTTTTCTTGAGCGTCAATAACTTCATTAATAAAATCCGTAACTTGTTCAATATAATCGAATCCGTCATTGAAGATGAAGTCTCCGTCCCACTCACCATCTGAGTTCTTCTTGGCATCCAATCCTAACTCAACAGCATGTTCCCATGACCATTTCTTTTCTGTAATAATAAAAACAGGTAGGTGTCCTTTCTTTTGAGCATCTGCAGCTGCTAATATCATAGCAGTTGTTTTAGAACTATTACTATGTCCTAAAAACATATTAATACCGCCCATAACAGGTCCAGGTATTCCACAAGCATTTAAAAACGCTTCTCCACAATTATAATAATTTGTTTCTTTATACTTTGTTTTAGTTGAAAATTTATCTTTAAATCCTCCGCTACCTTCTTTTTTCTTGATTGCCATTTGTATTTTTTAATGATAGATATTTTTATTACAAATAAAATTATCATGTATGGTACCATATAAGATACCATACATGATTTTAATTTTATTAAAACGGTAAGTTTTCATCTGGCTCATCATTAGCCTGTGGGTCAACATACTTGTCTTTGGATTTTCCACCTCCAACAGATACTGTTGATTCGATATTATTTTCATAAACATATCCACCCTTATCCATATCCCAACGTGGTGTTTCTCCACGAGCAATTGCTTCAAGATATTCAACAGGTTTTTTAGAATATACGTCAGTCCAAGTTTCAGTGTTATTAATCCACTCTTTAGCTTGTGCAGGTTCTGGATGAACAGGAGAAGCATCGTCATACATTATTGTCGACACACTAGTATATTCTTTACCTTTACCTGTCTTTGATTTGGTTAATTCAATAACAAGGTCTCTACCTTTTTGAGCATCAGTAATATCTCCTTTGTTTCTCCAAATAGGAATAATCTTATCGAGAATACCCTCGTTCTTATAATTGTGTTTAAAACGCCAAAATTTTGGTCCGTCTTCTTCATGGTCTCTATCGATAACTTTGACAATATAAAACTTACGAGATTTATATTGTTTAGCCAATTCTTTGTCAGATTCTTTTCCTGTAGACATTAGCTCTTCATAAACTTCATTTAAAGGTGAACGTTCATTATCATTTTTTGCTGGGTCATAAAACTTTTGCCATTGACCACCAACTTGTATCTCATGATACCAAGCTTCTTTAAATGGTGAAGAACCATCAGATGTTGGTAGAATCCTAATTTTCCTTTGTCCTGTCCTTTCTTTATCTCCAAGAATAAGAGCAAAATACTTTTTCATTCTTTCATCTTGAGACATTTTGTTTTGGGCCCCGCCCGATGATTGTTTCGATTTTTCATACTGCGCCAATACGGCATCTAATGCATTACTCATAATTTTTAAATTAAATTGTTTAGATTATTTAGTAAATATAGTAAATTATTGGTCTTATGTCAAATAAAAAAGGTCACCAAATGGTGACCTTTTAAAATAAATTTATTTTTATTAATGTCCAAAATTACTTTCGTTATCTGTAGACGGCTGAAAAGAATTTTTAATATCGTTAGTATTAATATCAGTAATTTGGTCTGTAGTTAACACGTAATCATTTTTACCTGTTTTTTGCATTTCATCTTGTTTATCATCAAAAAAATCAGATAATTTTTGATTGAACGGATAAGAGTCATATGTCCTAAGTTCTAATTTTTCTTGTGGAGTTTTTTCTCTATACTTTTCAATTTTATTCTCAAGAGTATTAAGTTTATTCATTATTGAATCCATTTCAGATAATTTTTCTTCCATTTTAGAAATTTGTCCAAAAAGGTTTTCAAAATATTCATCTTGTTTTTTTTCAATACTTTTTTGTGAATCAACTAAATCAGTAACATCAAGTTCTTCAGAACTTGAATCTTTGTTTTCTTCTGACTCACCTTCGTCATCTATTTTTTCTACATCTTTATCAGCATTAACATCAATAACTTCAGGTTGCGCCGCGGTTTCTGATGAAGGTGTTCCTCCAGGTGGCGGCGGAGCAATTGCCCCTTCTTCACCAGGTGCTGGTGCTAAAGCCCCTAAATCAGCTCCAGGTTCCTCAGGAGGAGGTGGTGGAGCGTCTTGTTCTGTAATATAATTATTGATACTTTTGTATCTGGCAATTTCTTTTAATATTTTTTTATCTAAGCTCATAGTGTTATCCGTTTAATAATTGTTTAATTCCTTTTGCTGTTTCAACTCTAACTTTTCTGTTTGCAGTAGTTTGATGACCTGCTCTTTCAATAAGACCATCTCTTTCTCTTACAGTATAACAATCTCCTGTGTCTAAATCACAAACTTGTTTTGTTCCGTTTCCGTTATCTTCTTCAGAATATCTAACAGATTTTCCAAGATAATTATCTAATGACGATTTTAAATTCATAAAATACTTTTTATATAAATATACGGTTAATGTATTAAATTATTTTGGAACATATACAAGTTTAGTTGCACTCGTTATTACTACGTTTCTTGAATTACTAATGACAATATTATTTTCTTGAACAATTGTATCGTCCGCTGGTTTAGGTATTGATACCACAATCATTTCACCACTAATAATATTAATCCCTGTTGTAATTAAAATTCCATTTATTGTTACTCCTGTAGTAAATTCCAATCCAATACCTTTAATGGTCACAATAGTTCCTGTAGTCCCTGTTGACGGTGAAAAAGATTTAATTGATGGTGGTGGACAAGTAGGTGTTGGAGCCAGTGTAATATTTAAATTATTTATTGTTTTTTCAGTAGTCGATAATGGAATTGAACCTTCCAATAATTCTTTATTTTTTGAACTATTTAATCCAACACTTTTAGCAGAATTTAATGCTGACTTAAAACTTGATATTGCTGTCGCATAATCTTTTATAGTTGCGTCATATACAGTTTCACTAACAGCTGTTTTTTTAACCCAATAACAAGAATAATATTTTGGTAATCCTATTTGTAATATTCTATTAACATTACTAGATAATCTAGAAATCATAAAATTGATAAAGAAGTCTAAACTTGCAAAAGTAGCAATTGGTTGTGCTTGTGGATTAGAATTATTTTGTCCTCCAACATTCACACAAAAATATGATGGTGAAAAATAATCACTAGTTGCACCATAATCATCAATTAATTCAATATTGGCAAAATTATAATTAGATGTTTTAAATACTCCGCCCGTTTCTTGAAGTGGGAAAGTTCTTACATAACAAATGGAATATATTATTGTTTTTAATATTTCATCATTAGTTTTATTATTGATTGCGTCAGCCAATTGTTGTGGTGTTAAAGTAGTTTGTTGTCCAGGTTCAACGATATATTTTTCATACGCAGGTGCTAATTTAGTGGTACAACTATTTGTAGTATCTTTAGTATTGTCAGATTTTTGAGGTGTATTTGCGGTTTTATTTTGATTTGTAATTGTAATGTTAATTGTATCATCTTTTCTGGATTTAATCATATCTTCTATTTTTGTTAGTAGATTTTGATTAATACTTTGAAGGAACTTATCAATTGATGGTAAATCATATATTCCTTGTCTAGTTCCATTAAATTTTGTTTCGAATTGTCCTGGTGTAATTGTGTGTGAAACTTCAGTAATAATATATGGTCCATTAAACATAGGTACATGTCTAAGATTAAAATACATCATTGGTTGAATCATTGCATTACCAAAACTTACAACTGCACATTTATAACTTCTTTGTTTGTATAAATTATATAAACTAACATTTTGTGTTGTAACATTTCTACCTGTAAAATTATTACTTAGTTGTAATTGAGTTTGAATCGATTCAGAAGTTGCCTTTCCGTTTTCTTGTGAAACAGAAAATGAATAAAAAACATTTTGGCTTCTTATTCCGATATCCACATTAAACCCAACACATTTATTTGAAAGAGCCCAATCTTTTTTATTTTTTAAATCTTCAATTAACGGATTTTCAGATGCTCTTCTCAATTCAAAAGAATCATCTCTAAATCTAAAATTACCTTTTGGTAAATCTAATAAACCAGATGGTTTACTTGCATAAAAACAAACCATTTTTGGACTTGAATTTCTATAATCAACATTTAAAAATGTCCCCCACATATTATTTGCAAAGGCTAATGAACCTTCAGCCCTTTCTTGAGTAAGTCCATTAACATCTTGTACATTATAAAAATTAACATATGCCGGTAATGGCATTACCACAAAATTATTTTTTATTAAAATACCACTTATAAGTGTATAAACACTCATTTCCATATTTAAAGAACTTTTATTTATCGTATCTTTTAACGCAAAAATATCTACTAAAATAGTATCCCCAATATTTCTTGACGCTCTATCTAAAAACATAAAATCCTCAAATAATGTTTTTGACTTAAAATCAGAACCAGCAATCCATTTATCATTTAATGCTTTAAAAACTTCATAGTTTTCAACTTTACTTATTTGTCCATCAATAGGACTTTGTATTGTACTTTCAGGTAATTGTTGATAGTTTGGTAATGTTGTTCTTACTTTTGTTAAAGTTGTATTAAAAAAATTATATTGTAAATTTGTCATATCACTCAAATACGAAGATAAATTCGATTTAAATTGAGAACTATTGATATTACTATTATTCAATTTTTGTGTTGCATACATTTTAATTAATTGCTTACATAATACAATATTGTCTACACTAAATTCTATATTATTATCAATAAAAAAATCAGTGATAAAAGAACCTGTATTTTTATATACTAATTCAGGTATTGTGGAAAATCCAACTTCTGTTTCTAATGCAACCCATTCAGATGGATAATTTAATTTAGAATTTTCTAATGTTGTTCTTCCTGATATTGAAGGTAAACTACCAATAACATATGGGTTAAATTGAATTGGGGTTTCAACTACTGGTGTTGAATATAATGAAATAAATGAATCAAAAACTCTTCTATTGTAATTAGAAGGATTACCATATCTTAAAATAATATCATATTCCAAAAATGATTTTATAATGTTGGTATATGTTTCTAATTGATTATTTATCGTATTTTGAAAATATATCTGTTCTGAAACTAATTTATCTTTAGGCGTTATTGTCATTAAATGTCTGAATAGAAGTTGAAAATTTTTAAACCCACTATTCATATCCACTTGAGAAGCACCAATTGGTTCAAAAGTAATTAACCCCAAATCAATATCAGTTACTGGTTTACTAAAGTTTAAAAATTCTTGTTCAAATTGGTCTAAAACACTTTTTTCAAAAACAGAAAATATTTCTTCTATTTTTGAATACGTATGAAAAGGTAATAAAGACATTGGTGTTTGTTCTGTTGTTGTAGGGTTAATAAAATTCAAATAAGAATCTGGTTCCGGTTTAACTGTTTGGTCATTATCAAAATATCCATAGTTTGGAGAGCCCCATAATAATCTAACAGAACCATTATACATTGAGGAATTATTAGTTAAATCAACAACAGTTTTATTGCCAATAAAACATTCTGACTTTGTCTGATTAAAAGTCACTCCAAAAGAAGGAATAACAAAATAATTTTCTTCTTTTGTGTTATCTTTAGGCGCACATTCAGTACCACCTAATAAATCATCAATTCTATCAGGTAATAAAACAGACCATGTTTTCAAATTTAATGCTTTAAATCCTTGGAAACCATTAATATTAGAATTTTGAAAATTAAATATTTTTAATCCGTTATTAACACTTTGTTGTATTTCATAACTCGTATATCCACTATATAAATCATATCCATTATAAAATACATTAAAATCATTAATCACTTTAGGATAAAATCCAGGTTGTAATTTTATTGTTGCGCGACCTTCATCTATTTGAACTTCTTCTTGTAAAACAATATTTGTTTCATTAACTTCTCCTGTATTTGTAAAAGTATATTCTTTACCTACAAAATTTGTTATTGGGTCATAATTTTCAGTATAATTAAAATTATTCCAAATACCATCTAAAATATCAACACCTGATTCTTTATATTTTTTATATCTATGCCATATAGAACCAAATTTTAAAACCCAAGCATACGGCATTTTATGTATTGCTCCAAATTTTTTCAAACAAGATGAAATATAATCTAAATTTTCATTATTGATTGATTGATATCTTTCTCTTAAGGACGCTAATGGTAATGAGTTTAAAAAAAGATACGCCGCTTGTGTATATGGATATTTATCTTTTTTTCTTACATTATATACTCCATTTTGAATTGCGTTTATAAAATAAGGGGTATTTAATATTGATGTTGTTTTTTTATCTGTATTAAAAATTGTCGGTATTTGATTACCAGTATTTTTACTTGGAGACACAAAATAACAATATCCCTCACTTGGGATAAAGTCTTTTGGTTTTCTATTAAAATAGAATAAATTTAAATCCTCAGAATTTACTACTGATGGTATACTAACATTTAAATATGAAAAATTAGTAACTGGTCTATTAACCGTATAATCATAAACATTATTAAAATTAGCAATTATATTCCTATCCTGAAAAACAGTTAAAACTTTATTTGTATTATACACATATTGATTTTGGTTCTTAGAACTCAAATTCATATTTTTGGTAACCCATTCATTATTTGTAAATGGATAAGTATCAACAATCAAAAGATTATTAGATGCGTTTTTTAATAATTGAGTCAGTGCTGGTGATTGTGGACTATTTTGTGGCGTTTTACCTAAATCAGTAACATTTAAAATACTAAAAGAATTTTCAGTAATACCTTTAATATATGGTGTTACAAAAAAATCTCTTATAAAATCTTGATACGCTCTTCCTGTTCCTTGGTTTGATATATCTTTTAAAAAAGATTGATAATCATTAGAATTATAATTAAAGTTTTTTAATTTTAATGCTAAATATGGAGAACTAACTCCTAAACTTGTAACAATATTATTTGTTTCTGTTTCAATGTTTAAAGTAATTAAATCACTAATTTGATTTTTATTCGCTCTTATCAATCCAGAATAATGTGACGTGAGTAATTGTCTTTCCCAAATCTCATAAAAAAATTTAATTTCTTCTTTATTCTGATAAGCAATTCCTGTTTGAGGAAATTCAATAGCATTTATATTAATTAAATTTGTTAATGTATTAGAATCTGTTGTAGGTTGTGATGTTGGATTATCAACTTTTTTAATAAGTCCTTTCATAAACTCTTCAACAAATTCAACTTCAGGCCAAACATAAAATAAATTACCTTTAGTTATATTTACCACGGATGGGTCCGCAATATATTTTAATTGAAATCTTCCATTTTTATCTTCGGGCGTTTCAACAAAAAATTGAGGCCAAGGGTAAACAGGTATTTGTGATGTTGATAATCCTTGGTTTTCTTGTTGAGCATTATTAGAAATAGATACTTTATCTCTTGTTTCAGTACTAGGTGCTGAAGAAGGATTATCAAGAATTGCCAATCTTCTTATTGGGTCATACTTCATATTCCAAGCATTTGTATGTACGTCATCTAACAAACGTATAAACGCTTCTGCTGATGCCATAATAACACCAATTATATTTCTAATTGTTGGTTTAAATCCAATTCCAGTTGCAGAATCTTCAATTTTTTTTGCCAACTGTTCGGTTAATAAATTCTCATATTCAGATAGCTTTTTATTTGCTTCAGCATCTATTCTTGAAATAGTTTTATCGAATCTTTGTTCTCCATCAAACACATAAAAACTAGGTGGAACAATTGTTTTTGGTAATGAAACATTTGAGATTCCAATATTCATAGTTTCAGTATCAAAAGTTAATTTAAATAAATCTTTATATTTTTCTATTACTTTTCTAGTATTTTCATACGTTGGTGATATAATTCCTGTTTGTTGCTTAGTTGTTTCTTCCCAATTTATTAAATTAAAATTAACATCTTTTTTAATCATTTTATAACTGATATCATATTTAATTTCAGTTTTTGATTTATTACCTAATGTTTCATTATTTTTTAGAAGTTCATTATACCTATTAATAATTTCTTCTAATTTTCCTTCAGCAGCATTTTTTGCTGCAGCATCAAGATTTTCTTTAAAAGTATATACTAAAGATTTGTCGTTTAAAACAATAGGTCTTGGGTTTAAAAATGTGTTAAACCATGAATTTTGAGAACCTCTTACTTCATCAAAATAATTTTTTAAATTTTCTTTATATGTTCTAATATTTGTTAAAGGTTCTAAATCTGCCTTGGTATATGCGTTAGAAACTGTTTGTTCAAACAAATCTAATTTATTTGATAATTGAATTAATGTTAATTCAGGAAAATTTGGTGCAAGTAATCCTTTCGATTTATACTCACTATAAACTTCAACAATTTTTTGATATCCTTTTTCAGTTAATAACTGTTCAACAATATTATTTTTACTATTTGTTAATTCTAATTTGTTTTGTCCTGATTGTCTTGTTTGTCCTTCTATGGTTGAATTAGTTGTAGATACGTCAGTCGTTGATTTTATAATGTCAAATCTTTGACTATACATATGTGGTGTAGCAACTAAATTACCAATTGAAATTTCATTTAAAATGTTAAATTTAAATCCATGAAAATTTAAAGTAACTTGATAGTTTCCACTAAATGAGTTGAATCTAGCATTAAATGTTTCAAGATTTAATTGATATCTAATAGCTTGTCCATAATACCCCTTTAAAGTTAAATAGAATGGACAAAATGGCATATTAAAAAATGCTGCATACGGTGAATTATTTCCAAGTTGGAATAACGCTTTACCTTGTACATCTTCAAGTTCAATGGTTACTGATGGTATAAAAGATGTGTTTGTATTCACAGTTATGCTTTTAATACCTAATAATCCATTATCAATCACATTTTGTGGGTCTACAACTGTATTTTCTATATATGGTTTACTACCATTTTTAGGATAAATTGTTTGAGATTCAGGTTGATTTTGTCCATTTTTATCTACAGTATTTTTTCCAGTTAATTCATCATAATATCCATCATTTAAATACCCATTTTTTGATGGTTTTAAAAAATTTATTTTAGCAATAGATAATGTTCTTGTCCTATCATCAGGACTACCTCCAATAGCCAATTTAGTTCTTGGAACTATTTCAGCCTCAAGATTAGCATACATTACCAAATTTTCATGGTCGACTAATCTTTCAGATACTTTTCCAAAAACATCAATTGTTTTATTTGGGTCGACTACAATAATATTATTGTAATCAAATTCGACAAGAATGTCTCCATTGTTATCCGATGTATATTTACCTGCCATAATAATAAAAATGATTTTCTAATGCTGCTTTATAATCTTGTAAAGATGGTATTAAAGGAAAAGGTATTATTAATACCGCACCATCATATATATAATTTTCCAATCCCCCAAATTGGGGATTTGCTTGCAAAATTAACCATCCAAAATAAGGTGAGTTATAATATTCTTGAGAAACTTTATCTAATCTACTTTGAGCAACTTTATATATATAAGCCTTATCTGTCGTTTTTTGAGGCAAATAAACAAAAGGAACTACAGTTTGTTCTCCATTTATTAAAAATTCTGAATATCTGTTATAATAAGGAAATGCCATTAGTTTAATTTTATTTTAGAAATATATACATTCGTATTATTTAAAGTATTCCATTTTTTATTATTAGTATTTTGATTTCCAGTTTGTGTTGAATTATTTAAACTAATAATTAATTCTTTTTGTTCACTCTTTGGATTATTCATTACTTTATAAGTAAACATTCTTTTTTTATTTTTTGGAAACGGTGTATACACAACAAAATCTTTAAAAATTCCTTTTTCAAGACTATTTAAAAATTCTGTAGTAATATTATTTTCTTCTTCAAATTTAGGTTTTGCAATACTCATCCAATAAAAAGAAAATTCTTTATCCACATCAACATTTCCATTACCAAGTATAGATGAATTATTTACAATATCACCAATAATTGCAGTTTTGAATGTTTGAAAATTTTTATCATCAATAATATCATTTGATAAAATCATATACATTCGTCTAAAAGTTTTATTATTAAACTCATCTAATTCACTAAATGGATTAAAAACTTCTTTTAGCAAAGTTTTCGAACTTGTTTTATCACTTTCACCATTTGCCCCATATAGTAAATAACCAATATAATCTTTTGATTTGTATTTAAATAAAATTTGATTTTGAGCAAACTGATAATACCCAATCAACCCATCACCAATTTTTTTAATGTCTTGGTTTAATTCATCTAATGTTGTTCCATCACTTCCTTGATAAACATCAGTTGTCCCACTAATGTTATATATTACGGCATTACCATTTAATTGTTGTAATCCATCAGTACCCTCTGTTGGTGTTGGTGGATATAATAATACGTTCGCTTTACTAAGATATTGGATATAATTTTGTTGTGCAATTGTAAATTCTTGAGTTATTTTTGTTATATCAGTTTGGTATCTTGATTTTTTATTTTTAATAAAATTACCATAATTATGTTTTAATTGTCTAATAACTTTTTCAGAAAATCCAAGTTTTTTTTGTGACATATATTGTATAAATCTATCTTGTTCTTCTTCATTATTTGTTTTAATATTAGACATTAAATCATCAAATACTTTATCTATTCTATAAACTAATCCATTTTTTTTACTATCTAAATTTGGTTTTCCAATTAATGGTACATTAACTGTTGTATTTGATAATAAATTTCCATCAACATATAATCTTTCAGCGGTCCAGTTTTGAAGCAACGCATTATTATATTGTTTAAGAGATTCTTTACTCTTATTAATAAAATTAATAAAATAATTTTGAGATGCTTCTGAAAAACTATCCATAAATGTTTGATATGATATTGTTCCTATCGTATCACCACTTACATTTTTTACAGTCGATATTATTGTACCAATAGTATCATTATTTGATTGTCCATTATTGTTTTGAACTTGATTTGTTGTTGGTGGATTAGTTTTTGTATAATTTAAAAAATCTTTATCTATTATTTTTAAGCTGTCATCAGTTACATCTGCTCTATCATCATACATTTCAGTATTTGCGTAATAGTTAAACGTTAAAGCGTTTTGAAGTTTATCTACGGCAGTTTTCAATCCACTACCTCCAACAAAACTAAATCCTAATGTAATATTAGCAATCATTGGTTGTATCCCAATTCCTTCAGGATTCAAATCTAAATTTTCATAAGTAATACTTAAATTTGATGGAATAATTTTAGTATTATAAAAATCCCCAATTCTTAATACTAAAACAGGTGGAGCACCAAATGCAGTATTTGTCGCATCATTGTATTGTAATTCTGGTTTACCATCAGGCGAATTTTGTTTTATTGTTGGTATTGTATCTCCAGGTCTCATACATTGTTGTAAAAAAGTAAGTCTAGAATTTAATCCTTCAGGTGTCGTAGAATGAAAAGCTGGTTGAAAATATTTTAATTTTTCTTTTAAGTTATCATAAACCATAGGTGTATCTTGTTTTATTGTTTCAAAATAATCACATTCTGACAATAAAGCTCTTAACACTTTTTTTGTTATATTATCACTAGGTTTAGGATTTTGTTCTAAACTTTGTGGTTTTGTTGTTGATGGAGTTATTGTTCCAACTAAAACATCTGGTGGTTTTTGTTGTGTAACATTTACAGGTTGAGCTGGCGGTGGTTGATTTAGGTTTGGAATTATACTTGATATATAAGCCCTTCTACACGCCATAGCATTTGTCGAATAAATCTTCGTGGTAAGAGTTTGGCTATCTGATGGGTTATCACCATCAGTACAACTAACTTTTTGTCCTGATAATTTACCAGTTTCTTTATTATATATTGATACTTCAGAATTTTCTCCCAAAGCCTGCCCTTTTTTAATTAATAATCTTTGTGTCTGAACAAAATTTTGAATACGAGTGTCTGATGTAAAAAATATAATGGCAGAATCAATTCTTTTTTCAGATAATTTTAGATTATATGCGTTTGATGCTGGAGCAGAAGTCATTCCGTCAATAATTATTGTTACAGTTCCTGTACTATTAGTTAATTGTTTTTGTAATTCATTTATTAACTCATTTAAATTATCATAATTAGATGTTACAACACTATTAAAAAATGATGATGTTTGTTCTGCAGTACTTGGTGATTGTTCTTGATAATATTTTTTATTTGAATCTGAAGTATACCTTGTATATTCAGTGTTATAATTAACTCCAAAAGTTTTCGGATAGTCATTACCAAAATAAAACCCTAAATTATTAAAACTTTTTAAGTCTACTTTTGTAGTAGAATTAGCACTATTACTTGAACTAATAGATTGGTTTACTTGATTATCAACTGGTTTATCTCCAGATTGTGCTGTTTCAATTGAATATTGAATTTGTTCTTTTGTTTCTTTTTTTGAAGAAATCGCTTCTTGTAGTAATTGTAAATCGTTTGGTGGTATTGTATAATATTTTTTAGCTAATTCATATAAATCATATTTTAAACATCCAGCAAAGAAAGATTCTAACATTTGGTCTATTCTTGCTTTATTTGTTTCATTTGTTAATATTTTATTCACAATAACATTTAAAACTGATGGATGGTCAACAACAACTTTCCATTGTAAACTACCACCTCTACTTGTATTTTTATATGTGTATACAGGTTCTGGCCTTCCAATAAAATCAGTTGTAACCCAATTTGCCTGAACATTTTCACTAAAAACTAATCCATAGGGAGGAAACCACATTACTCTACCTCCGTTTGGACCTCTTTCACATATTGCTAAATCAGATACAGTATATCCTGGTGCTCCACCTGTTCTCCACGCTAAATTTTCCAAAGAAAACATATATTTTTTAGCGTAAGCTTGATTTGTATTTCCAATTAAATTACTTGAATCTTGTCCACCTTCTTGTTTATTTGGAGCAATATTAAGATTATATGTTTTATCTAAAACAGAATAACTGAATTTTCTACCTTCAGTTGTCATGCCATCTGTTTTCTGTAAATTATTATATTGAAGATATGGTATATCTTTAGCAAAAACTCTACAATATTCTGTACCAACCTCATTCCCTATCGAACCAACGTAACTTAATACTCTTGAACCTTTTGTTAATTCTTTATATCCATCATTAAATACTTTACTAACTTGGTCAATAGCGTTACCTACGTGTTGTAACCTTCTTCCTCCGCTTGGTTGACTATCAATAATCCTTTGAGTATCGTCAAGTATTGAACCTTCTCTAAATGTTCTGTTTGTAGATTCTGTCGAATCATACGATGACGTCTTATAATTTAAAGCTTGGTTTGTGACCTCTCCACCAATACCAACTTTTTTACCGGCATTACCTTTATACTTTGGAGATACCCATGTAAATCCTCCTTCCACTCCACCCCCATCACTATATGTAGGTCCGTTAGCGCCCAATTTTACATCTTGACTTGGTCCTTCATATAATTGAGCCAATTCTTGTGGACCATAAACAGGAGACTGTACTTCTTGTCCATATTCATTAACAGGTAAATCACCACCAGGTGAAAATACTCTTGATGGGTCGGATGTTTTTGAACCAACATAAAAATCACTATTGTTAGTTGTTGACCCTACAATAACACCTGCAACCCTATCAAATAAAGTTCTATCATAATCAGGTTTAAATTTATTATAATCTAAATTACCAAATAATCTTGATTTTTGACCTCCTCCTGTATTATTTAAAAATAATTGTGAACCTGTTTTATCTCCACCTAATAATCTATTAAAAAATTTACCAACACCATTATTTGATTGTCTAAAAGCGTTTTGTAATTGTTGTATCGTTGTTGGTTGTCCAGAATTAATACTTGAATCAAAATATGAACCAGGTATTGTTGATACTGGTAATATACTTCCAGCCAATCTTAAGGCATAAGTAGTTGCAGCTAAAACAGGGTTAGCAGGCATTGTAATTGTATAATCAGGTTCTATAAGTGGAACCCTACCTGTAATTAAATTTAATACATCAGTACCACTCCTAACATTAAAAATATTAGCTCTTCCTGTAGTATTTTTTACTACTTCCCTATTAATATTATTTTCAAAAGCTTCTTTTAATTTTACCGCACCTAATCTAGCCAAAAAAGAATCTTGGCTTAATAAACCATTACTACCTAAAGGGTCTTTACTTAATAAAATAGATACAGGAGAATATGATGAATTAATTAAAGATGCTGGATATGGTTGACTATTTGGTGTTCTATCTTGGTCAGGTCTTACCGTTTCAAAAGATGCAATAGCATTTGCTGCATCAAAAATTTGTGTCGTATCGGCATAAGCGTTTAATGGTCTCCAATTTCTTGGAGCGTCGTATCCCTCATCAATTATATGCGCATCTTGAAATCCATATTCACCTTCGTTAGATTTATTATTTAATAAGGAACTTGGGTCAGGAACTTGTTTATATCCACCCTCATTACCATATTGATTTAATGGGAATAATTTATTTGCAAAGGATGGTACGTCAATAAGTTGGTCTGGACTATCTACAACAGATAAATCTGATTGAATTACTTCGTAATCAATCGGAGGGTCAGTTTTACTAGGGGATTTAGCATAAGGGACTAAGTTTCTAGTTATTAATTTTTTTCTAAACCCCGCAGAATCTATTAGTAATGGACTTGGCATCTATAGTTTATTTATGATAAATAGATTATGTATACTTTTTCTTCTCAAGTTCAATAGCTTTACTGTCAACCATTTTATAAACTTTATCTTTAAATTCAGAACTATTCAGATAATCGGTTAACCATTGTAAGCTTATACCAGGAGGAGCATCAACTTTAAATGTTACCGTTCCACCAAAATCAACTTGTTGATTTATCACACTTGTCAGTGATTCATCTCCTGTTTTTCCTCTTAAATTATTATAATTATCCGATGTAATTGCCTCTACTTGAGTTGATGGTGTTGAATCAACAATCGGCATACCAACTTGTTGATTTGCTTCTTGTGGTTTTATTTTTGTTTGTTTTCTATCTGTGTTTGGATTTACAATTTGAGTCGTTTGTTTTTGTTGTGTTGTTGGTTTTTCTTTATTTAAAAAATTTGATAAAGGTTCAAATATCATACTTTTAGCATAGTTTTCAATATCGCTTCTTTGTGGTTCTATTTTTTTATTAATTTCTTTTACTGCATCTTTTAATACATTTAAAGCGTCTCCCTGTACTCCTTTAAATTTAGTCTCTAAACTTTTTTCGGTTTCTTTTATTTTTAATTGAAACTCTTTATCACTCATTTTGTCTCTGCCGCTTAACAAACTTTGTATTGATGTCATAGCCGTAGCGAGTTCTTTTGTGATTGGAGTTTTTTCTACAGTTTTATTAACAGTTCCAACAACAGCAGTAGTGAGTCTATCAACCCCTGAAATATTTTTTCTAATAACAGATAAATCAGCAACACTATATCCAATTTTATTGGAAGCTCCTTCAGCAGAATTAGCAATTTTTTCAAGAAAGTCTAATTGAGCCAAACCAATTTGTTCCATAGTTTTTGGAGCTTTTTCTTGAATTTCTTTTAATTTACCAAATTGGTCTTTTGTAACATCTCCAAGACCTTCCCATATTTCTTGTCCTTGGTTATCTAACCCAAGTTTAACTTGATATTTCCCATCTCTCATTACTGCCATATTCGCTAATAACTTTCTATCATCTTCAGGAATATCTAATTTAACATCAGATAATCTTCTATTTAAATCGGCAGAAGCAATTGCAGCTTTTGATAATTCAGCAGCAGTTGTACCTAATGGACCAGCCATTTCTTTTAAAGTTAAAATCCCTTGTGGATTTATTTTAAATGTTTTTGTTTTTTCATCAAATTCTGTAAATTGTTGTGTTGCCTTAATAATACTATCTTGTAATGCTCCAGGGTTTACTAAAGCATCATTCATCATAGTTAATGGGTCACCTAAATCGCCAACAGCAACTCCTAATCTTTGGAAAGCTGAAGCAGCTTCTATTGCTCCTTCAGGACTTAATACTTTATCTGCAAAATCTGCAGTTGTTCTCATATCAAATTTTAACATAGAAGCTTGAGCAGCCATTTTTGTTAAACCTTCAACTCCATTAGTAAAACTGAATCGATTTAACATTTCTATGTTGTTTAAAACATCTTTCATTACTGTTTTAGCATTAAGTCCAATACTTTGAACATAATGTACAGAGTCTTCAACATTTTTACCTATATTTTCAGTTTGAATTCCAACATTGATAAATGACTCGGTCAAATCTTTAAGGTCTACACCCAAAACTTTTGATGTGGCATATATTTTTGTAATAACATCTTCTGTCTCAATAACATTTCTTCTAGACGAATCGGCAATTGCCTCAATTATATTTTTAACGTCATTTATACTTCCTCCAAGTGTCCTAACAATAGGAACGGTTTTGGCAAAAGCAGATTGCATTTCATCAATCCTTTGTCCAGACGTTAAAAAACTTCTATCTAATGTTTTTGCGGCAACTATCATTTGTTCTGCAGATGTTGCCATGTTTTTCAATAAATTAGATGAAAACATATCATTAAAAGACTTTTGTAAAGTTTCTAATTGTTTTTTATACTCTTCAGCTAATTGTTCTGGAGTTTTTATTTGTTCAGAATCCGCCATAATATTTTTTTTATTATACTATAAATAGAAGAAGGACTGATTTTTCAGTCCTTCTTATTCTCTTCAATCCATTTATCAAGAAGATATTTTCTAACGAAAATTGGCATCTTTTCAAAATCTTGGTATGTTATTTTTAATAATGTATTCAAATAGTAAAACTCATCTATTTGACCTTTCCTATAATCAGAAGAAAGGACGAAAGAAATCAACCCCAAACCCAACATTAAACGTTAGTTTTTCTCCTGATGGGGTTGTTACTGTTCTATTCATATCTAATTTTGGTTCGTTTGAATCCATAAATTTTCTAATGTATTTTGAATCCGCAATAGGCATTTGTTCTACAAACTTCGCAATTTCGGCTCTATCAGTACTTCCGTCAACTTCAATAATTTCTTTTTGTAGTCTCCATGTTACTTTCGGAGCAACTCTTCCTTGAGGGTACGATTCTGTCATTTTTTGTATTTCCATAACCTCACCATAACTTAATGGTTTTATCTTAACCGTTGATTGTGATTTAGGTAATGGTGTTACAAACGTACCATCTTCTAATGGGGGTTGTCCATTAATTATTGGTAGTTCATCCAATCTAACAGTTGTTTGGAATGGTTTCCTTGTTTGGGGGTCAGTTAAAGTCATATTTATTTCAGGACCAAAAGCTGTATTTCTTAAGAAAATTAGAATTGATTCAACATCACCTTCTAATAAATCTTCAACTCTAATATCTGGTTCATATATCTTCGCTCTAAGAAGATTTAATGTGAGGTCAGAACCTCCAGCCATTAATATATTTTCATCAGAAGCGGTTAAATATCCAACTTTAATTGACTTTTTTTTATTTTTATAAAAAACTCCTTGCGATGGTAAAGGAACCACATCATGTGGTAATGTGAAATTTTGTTGAGCGTAATCTCTTGTTTGATTATCCATATAAAAAAATTAACCGTAAAGTTTATGTGCTTTACGGTTAAATATAATTGTTATTATTTTTAAATAAATCTTTTCTTTAAAAAATTAGTAAACTAATACACATCTGTCCATTCTTAGTGTTGCTGCGATTGTTGCCAAAGCATCTGCATTGTAAGCTAATGTATTAAAGTTAACATCTGTTAAGAATGTACCATATAATATCCATTTTTCAACAACAACTCCAGTTGGGTCCAACATTTCCAAGTCAATGTCTTTCTTATACCCTGCAGCGTATCCCATTCTACCTGTAACAGACTCAGCGTGTAGACGAACCCATTCCATTAGGGCTTGAGCCGCAGAAGGTCCTATTGGGTCTCTAAATGTAACATTAAGAGTTTGCCATGTAAATCTACCAGCAACATATGTTGACGTATTTAAAAAGGGTATTTCTACCGGATTAATCATAATGTGAGGTCTTTGGGCTGTTTCTACAAACCACTCATTTATTCCCAAACTTGATGGAAATCTTAAAATGAATCGATTCTGACGTTTCGGTTCATACGGTATCGGCATTTTCATTAGTAAATCAGCCATATTATTATAATTTTGTTTTTTTGTTTATTTATATAAATATATCTTAGTTAAAAATTTTTCTATTTACTTTATTTTTAAATAAATTATTTCTTATTTAACTTCCTTTTTAATTCCTCCAGCAGTAGAATAAGTCCTAACTAGATTATCTGGTTTATCTTTAAAATGTTTCTTCATTACTTCAACATTTCTAATATCATCATCTGAAAATCCAATTAATGGTTTTTCTGGTTTAAATTTATTAGCAATATCTTTTTTTAGATATGCTTTTTTATTTAATAGTGCCGCCATTCCTTTAATGTAAGAAACGAAATCATCCATTGCCATAACTTTTAATTCTTCAGGATTTGCACTAGAACCACCCCCAAATGTTACAGGGTGATATTTGTTGAGTTCTAAATAAGATTTTATTAATTCATTATCTGACATATCATCTTCATCCACAAAAGACCTATATTTTTTTAAGTTTTTAACTAATTGATTTTTATCAATACCATTAAATCCTGTAATAATATAATTATAAATCGCTTGTTTTAATGTGTTTGGATTATGTCCCCTAGCAGTAATTATGGAAAAAATTGACCCATTATTTATTGACTCTTTAAAATCATCAAATGCTGGACCTGGTTTTGCTTTCATTGCATCAATCAAGAAAGTTTTATCACCTTCAGTTCTAAAATTTCTAAAAGGATTTTCCGCAAATCCGACTATTTTTTCTCCATGATAATTAAAAGGTTTTGAACCAATCATTGTTCTATATTCGGCAAAATCTTCAGTACTCATTCCAATCTCATCACCATTATCATTTTTTAAAATAATTTTTGTTGGCATATGAACAATATTATCATCCCAATCGAATGCATAATATTTCATGTCAGGGGTACCTTCTTCTTTGAAACCTTCTTTAAATTCTTTTCTCATGTTAAATTAAAACTGGGATACAATATGTACCCCAGTTATTTTTTTTATTATATGTTTTCAAATGAAGCTCCTGTTGGTGTGATAAAGAATTCAATATCAATAAATTCAAGAGCTTTAGTTGGTTTAAGATAAATTTTACCTGTTAAAGTATTTCTATCTAAATCTTCAGGTGATGAAGAAACTGTTACACGGAAATCATAAAGACCTCTATCTCTTCTGATAGAATCCAAAATAGGATTAACGCTATCCAAGAATTGTTGTCTAACGATTTGGTCGTTTTGTTCGAACAATAATCTTACTGCTACAGCTGATATTAATTTACGAGCTTGTAATAATAATCTTCTTACATTTAACCTGTTCAATGCTGATTCAGTTACTTGTAAAGTTTTATTACCCCAAATTACAGTTCCTACATCGGAGAAAGTTGCGATTGGGTTAATTCTACCTTGATAAAGTGTATCTCTATCTTCTTGAGTTAACTTACGTCTAGCTTTAATTGAATTTACAAGACCTCTTGTGTAACCCGCTGATGCGAACCAAGGGAATGCAATGTTATCTGTTAATGCTAAGTTTCTACAAACTTCACCTGTTGGCGGAAGATATATTTGTGTATTATTCACAGTATCTCTCACAAGTATCCAAGGATAGTAAGTTGCTGTATAGTTTGAATCAATTCCTGTATTATCAAGATTATCAACAGCTTCTTGTGGATAAATCACATCATATTGACTTGTTCCATCAGGAGTATACATGTTATAATCTGGTGTTGTTGCAATATAAACAGAATCCGCTCTTTGATATTGAACCATATTAATAGTCTCTTCCACTAAATTGGAGTTATTAACATAATCGATACCTGCAGTAGCAAAAACATTAATGTTTGTTGCTTCAGGATTTGCAAAAGTTAAAATACCAAGTAAATAAGCGTAGTAATCAGAATTAGCAAAATCTTGAGTATTGTTTTGAACAACAATCCTTTTGAATAAACCATCTCCTGTAGCTGTTGGATACCTTGTTGAAGGTGCTGCTCCCGCTAAATAACCTGACGCTCCTAATTGGAATCTATCTTGGTTTGTTCTATATTCTCTATAAATGTCCCATCCATCAAATCCACCCGCAAAACATACTGTATATTTTCTTGAGTAAATAAAATAATAAGGATTTTCTTGAGTTTCTGGGTCAAATCTAAAATCCGCAACTCCACATTCAAAAGCAGTTTCACCACTTGTTAATAAAGCCGAATTTGAAATTGAAACTACAGTAGCTCCTGAGTCCATGTGAAATCCTTTACTTAAGTAATTCCAAGGTGCAGAATCTGTAGCATCTGCCCATCCAACTATTGGATTTTGTTTTCCCTTATATTCTAAGAAAGATTCGTCAATTCCAAATTGACTTGAAAATCCTAAATAAGTTCTTCTAACAATATCACCTCCAGATTCAACAGCATTTGAACCTCCTGAACTTGTTCCAAATGGAGGGTCAAATACTACTTCACCAGGATAATAGTATTTTGTTTTATATACAGGATATGGTGATGGATTATTAACACTTTCATATTGTCTCTGTGTGTAACCATAGAATCCACAAGGAAGTGCATCTATAGGATAATCATTAGCCATTTCCAACATGATGTATTTTGAAATCAGTGCAAATTCACCATTTGAAGAGCCTATTTTTTTAGCAACAAAACTATTTGAACCAGGGTCCATAGTACAGTTTGTGAACTTTTCAATAACAACAGGATTTGCGTCTGTATCGTAGAAGTTTCTAACTAATACATCAAATGTCATATTGTTAAATGATAAGTTTGCAATTGAAACTTTAATTTCTGTATTTGCAGATGCTCCGTCAGATATCGAAATAAATTTAAATAATCTATAAACTTTATTACCTCTTAATTCTGAAACTAAAAAAGGTGTTTCAGGAGATTGATATTTTTCCAAATTCCAAGCTATAGATGAAGGGCTTTCACTTCTTGCGTCTGGAAGAGCAATTAAATCACATTTTAAACCACGGATATAACCTTTATTGTATGCGTAATTTAATGTCGCTTGATAATACTCCTCAACAAAAATAGGAACTTGAGTTCTATTTTTTCCAAAGTTATCAATACCAAGAACTTTTGTAATATATTTTGAAGAAGATGCTAACATCGAAACTTCAAATGAGAAAGTGTTACTATCTTTAGTTATACCTGAAAGTAAAAATGTTGCGTATGGATTTTGAGTTATACCCGAATACTGACCACTACAAACTAATTGTAAATCAGTTAATCCACTAACTTCATAAACGGGACCATGGTCAACACTATCACTACTATTAGAATATAATGATATACCTCTAGAACGAAGAGTTGAAACAACCATATTATTAAAATTAGTATATGCTGTTCCTGTAAAAGAATATGTTTTACCAGTTATAGTACCTGTAAAAGTGTTTGATGGTCCTGAAACTAAAGATGTAATAACATAATCAAAAGAATATCCTGTATAATTATTACCACTTGTAATATCAAAATTCGCATAAAACCAAGGGTCGTTGGAAGATGCTGTTAAATCATTTGTAGCTAAATTATTTGTATCACATCCATATACATTAGTAACTGCTGAATATTGACCTGTTATTGTATTATAATTTTGTTCAGGTATCGCTCCATACATAACAACAGTTGTTGCCGATGTTTGAGGACTATCATAAATAGAATTAATTATATTAGTAAAATCGGATGATAATGTTGATACACTGCCATCAGATAATCTATATTGTTTGTTAAAGTTTACCAAAACATTAGCAGGTAAAGAACCACTAACAAATGTTAATGTATTAGCTGAAGAAATTCCTGTGAAACTTGCCGTAAAAGTAGTTGCAGATATTCCTGAATTAATACCAATTGTTGTTGGGTCAACATTAGCAATTAAACTAAGGCTCCATGAAGGACCAGCATCATAACCAGATAATCCTAAAATTCTAGTTACAAATAATTGATTAGATTGTTGTAAATAAGATTTTGCAATATATGCTGCTTCATATTTAGGAATTTGAGTATTCACAAATTTAACGGGTTCTGTTCCCCCAAAATAAGCTTGGAATTCATCATAATTAGTGATAAAGATTGGTTCGAATGCAGGACCTTTTATAGTTTCTCCTACTAAACCTAACGTAGTAACACCGACACTTTGAGCTACAAATGATAAATCTGTCTCAGAAGTGTATACGCCGGGTGATACATATACTTTTTGATTTGCTTGTGCTGTTGCCATTATTTAATAATTCTATTGTGGATTTATTTTAATGATAAATATTAGTTAGAATGTGAAAAAACTTGACTTTTAAATATATATTTGTAAATGGTGAGAATAAATTCTACCTTTTTTCTACCTATGAAAATAAAGAAAGAAATAAAAAATATTAAAATATCGCCAGAATCACACGATGTCTTAAAAAAATACTGTGATAAGAGGGGAATTAAAATTTATAAATTTTTAGAAAATTTAATTTTTGAAAAGTGTAAAGAAAAAAAAGATATTTATGGGGAGAATTAAACTAATTTACAATTATAAATAATTGTTGAATCTTTTGTATCATCATTTTTGATTACTTCTATTCTTAGAATATCGTTTGTTGTGATTTGAATTATTTCTACATTACTACCATAATAATTGTTGTTTATATAAACATCAAACGAATCAATATTGTCGGTCGACACTAAATTCATATTTGCGGTAAAATCCATAACATCACTTAATGTATTATTATCAACAACAAATAAAAAATCTAATTTAAATTCATCAGGATTTTCAGGGAATCTTAAAGGTTTCTTTTTTAATGTACTTGTATCAATTTCAAACAATTGAACAACTCTTGAAATTGCTGGTTTAACTTGAAATTCTTCTTCGTCAATAAGATATCCCAACATTGTAAAATCATAATTCTGTATATAATATTTTCTTTTATCTAAATCCATAACAGATTCATCAGAAATATTATTCATTATTATTGGAACATATTGTCCTTTAATAAAAGTATATGCTTGTCTTGAAGAAAATTTTTGTAAAACAACTTTATTAAGTTGATTTAATTCTCTCATTCTATTACAAATAATTTTCACACTATAATTAATATCAACAGGTACAGGTTGTGGTATTGTGTATATATCCATACCTTGTCTGTTTCCATCCCATGTTGGGACCGATGCATAATAAAATTGTTTTCTGTTTGGTATTGTATATTGAAGTGACGGATTTGTTCCGTATTTGACTTCGGGACTTCTAACAACAGTTATAAATGGAAGTTTAACATTTAAATCGTTATCTTGAAAAGTCCCTGTTTCTGCAAACTGAGACCAATTCTGTGTTGTAATCATAATATCAATCATAGGTACAACAGCACCTTCACTAACAACTTTCAATTCTTCTTTAACAAAATCTAACATACCTCTATCCAAATCTGCATGCAATACTGATTTAGGTAGATACGTCCCATCAGAGTTGATGTACTCCAATAATTGCTCTCTTCTTGCTGAAAGAATTTTTTTTGGAACTAAAGGTAATGTTTTTTTTATTTGTTTTGGAAATCCCATAATTATTTTTTTGTTACAAATATTTTATCTTTAGAATTTATCATATTAACTTTATTGGCATGATAAACTGGTTCTTGATTATCTTTATATACAAAAGTATCAAACATATAAGGATTATATGTTACAATTTTTCCAAATGTTTTTACAGGTAAATCATCACAAGGAAATTCACAATAATCCAATAATTTACCTATTACAAAGGCATGAACATTTTTACTTTTTTCAGTTCTAACTTTTTCTTTACCACCTTGTCTAACTCTAAATTCAACATCACCAAGTTTAACATAATCGGCGTGCATAATAACTTTACCATCATATGTTACCGAAAAAGTGTGTTTATGTAAATTATAATAAACCATAACTTTTTTACCTACAAATAAAGAATCAAATTGAGATTCGTTAATAATAGTTTTCATAATATTTTATATACCTTTAAATTCATTTTCATTTACAGGAGTTGCGATAATCGTTCTATAAAAAGGACGAACACCTCCATAAGTGTGGCGGTTGTCTGAAACCACCCTACCATCATCAGACACACTATAGTATCTTACTTTTTTCTCCGTTTCATAATATCCAATATAATCTCCAAATTGAATATCAACTTCCATTTCACTAAGGGTTTGTTGATAAATAGAGAATCTTAAATTTCCTGGCTCATCTTGTTGAACTTTTGAAGTTCCAAGTTTTTGATTTGTTGGTGCCATAATTTGAACATAACCCTTAAGTTCAATAGGAGATAAGAATTGAATTCCATCTTTTAAAGACTCCCCATACACATCGTCCGTTTTTGTTTTATATCTATCAATACGATATAAAATTATTGTGAAATTCATATCCCCCAATAACCATTCTTCACCCATATTAATATCTAAAGTATAATCTTCATCACCAAAAAACTTACCAAGACGTGTTACCGGAACTAATTTTTGCATAATATGTTTATTTTTCCTTATTGATAAATACTCAAAATTTTATTATAATTAATTAACTTAATGAACAAAGAAATAAGTTTAGAATCGAAAGCTATGTCCATCCTTGAGACATATGATGGAGGTAATAATTATATATTTGAATTAAAAAGAAAATCTCAAATTAATAAAAAGTTTTATCCGACAAGAAGTCAATCAGAATATATTATTAATTTTCATGATAAACCACCGAAAATTGCAAAGAAGTGGGTAATATTAGATTCGTATTTTGCACAAAAATTAGCTGACGATAAATTATATACAGAAATTCCACAAAAAATTTGGGTTGAAAAACTTTTAGCAGATAAAGAAAAATCTTATCATATTTGGGGAAAAGTATTTGAAACAGAACAACTTCATGATTTTTGGTTACCAAAGGCATCAATCATTAAAGATAACAGAGTAAAAGATGTTGTTATTAATTATGACAAATATTCAAATCGTCCACCACTACCGCATCAAAAAGAAGCGATTCAAAAGCTGGTTGAAAATAAAAAATTTATACTTGCTGACGATATGGGTTTGGGTAAAGGGATTACCAATAACACACTGATTTACAATGAATTGGGAGTAAAAAAAATGGGTGAAATTGTGGTTGGAGATAGGGTTATTGGTTCCGATGGTAAAGCATATAATGTGAATGGTGTGTATCCTCAAGGAAAAAAAGAAACGTACAAAATCACGTTTAATGATGGATATTCCATAATAACGGATGACGTACATTTATGGTCGGTATCTTCACCCAATTATGGTGAAAATAGAAAAAACGAAAGACGAAAAAAATCTTTAACTCTATCTACTAAACAAATGTACGAAGGAGGTAAGATTATAATAAAAGGTGATGGTTATAATTCGGAAAAAAAATATGAAGTTGAAACTTTTTATAAATCACCAAACGGAAATAATAAATGGCAAATACCTATTGTTCAACCTATCCATTTCAAAAATAAATATGATTTACCAATTGACCCCTATTTGTTGGGACTATCGTTGGGTGACGGTTATTTTGATAAGTACAAGAATTGTCGCTTTACCGTTCACAAAAATGATTATGATGAATTATTTCAAAATTTTGATTTGAAAAAAATCAAAACAAGAGTCAATCAAAAAGGTGGATATATAAATTTTCAAAATAAATTAAATGACTTAAAATTAAACAATACTAAAGCCCATAATAAATTTATACCTGATATATACAAATACACATCAATTGAAAATCGTCTTGCGATTTTACAAGGTTTAATGGACACTGATGGTCACTGTATGATATCAAAAAACGGTAGTTTTAACGGAACCGAATTTTCAACAATTTCAGAAAAACTTTGTGATGATGTTTGTGAAATTGTACAAACATTGGGTGGAATAGCACGTAAAAAATCAAGACGTAGTTTCTACAAAAAAGATGGTAAACGAATTGAATGTAACATATCTTATCGAGTTAACATTAAATTACCAAAGGGTATGAACCCATTTAAGTTAAAAAGAAAAGCAGATAGATATGTCGAACCAAAAAAATATCCAATCGGAAGATATATAACAAATATTGAAAAATATGGGGAAGATGAATGTACTTGTATATCTGTGGATTCTCCAGATAAATTATATGTAGCCCAACATTGTATAGTAACACATAATACTACGTCAACCATAATTGCCACTTTAGAAACAGGAGCAAAAAAAGTTCTGATTATATGTCCTGCAACACTTAAGATAAATTGGAAAAGAGAAATTGAAAACTATACAGACAGAAGTATATTCATTGCGGAAGGTAAAAACTTTTCAACCGTTCACGATTTTGTTATAATAAATTATGATATCATAAAAAATTTTCACGAAACCAAAAAGAATGGTAAATCTTTAATTAACGATACAAATTTTGATTTAGTAATTTTAGATGAATGTTTTACATACGACACTAAAATTATGACCGAATCTGGTGAAAAAAATATTGGAGATATTGTAGAGAATGGATTAGATATTAAAATTTTAACATATAACCATAGAAATAAAATTTTGGAATATAAAAAAATAAATAGATGGATTAGAAAAAATAAAGACACTATTTACAAAATAAAACTCAACAACGGACTATTTTTAGAGTGTACTGATAATCATAAATTCTATGTAAATAATAAAGGATATGTTAGGGCAAACGAACTCACAACAACCGATGACTTGTATATGTTGTCAGAAATTACTAACGAAGAAACAGATTTGGAAAAAAACAAAATGTTGCTCAAAAAGTTGTGCATCTATAATAAGGAACAAAACTTCACCACAAAAAACAAAAGAATTGAAGTTTCACAAAAATTGTCCGGAATGTGGAATCCTAATGAGTTTTACAACGGACATAAAAATGAAAAAGAAAACATATTGCTCTGTAAAATGTTCAAACAAAGTAAAATCAAAAAATCCAGAGGTAAGAGAAAAACGGAGAAAAACAATAGAAAAAAATGGGGGGTGGTCAAAAATAATGAAAAATACTCATATGAAAAATCCTCATACGGCAAAATTTTCTTCTCAAAGGATGAAAAAAAACAACCCAATGAAAAATTTGGAGAGTTTAGAAAAAATGAGAGAAAAATTAAAAGGAAGAACCTTCTTATCAAGAGGAGGGAATGGGAAAATAACACCACAACAAGAAATATTATTTCAAATGTTAGGGGAAGGATGGATAATGGAATTACCAATTCTAACAGAAAATGCAAAAATGTTATTCAAAAGTTTGCCACCATCATACAAAGTAGATATTGGAAACCCAAAACTAAAAATATCCATAGAAATAGATGGGAGAACGCACAAACAAAAAAAGTGGAAATTTTTGGACAAGAGAAAAACCAAAATATTAAATATGTTAGGGTGGAAAGTATTGAGATTTTGGAACGAGGAAGTTATGACAAATCCACAAAAATGCATTCAACAAATACAAGAGTGTATGATTTAGAAATTGAGGATAATCATAACTATTTTGCAAATAATATTTTAGTTAGTAATTGTCACTATATCAAAAATGTTACAGCGCAAAGAACAAAACTAATTAATGATTTTGTAAAAAATATTGACAGGTTATGGTTATTGTCTGGTACACCAATGACATCAAGACCAATTGATTATTTTAATTTATTAAGTTTAGTTGATTCTCCTACAGCAAAAAATTGGATGGCTTATGCAATTAGATATTGCCAAGGATATCAATTTAATGTTGGAGGTAGAAAAGTTTGGAATGTTGTCGGAGCCTCAAATTTAGAAGAATTGAGGGATAGAACCTCCCCAACAATCTTAAGAAGATTAAAAGAAGATGTTCTTGATTTGCCTGAAAAAATAATAACACCAATCTACCTTAGATTAAAATCTAAAGAATATGAAGAAGTTATGGGTGAATATTATAATTGGTATGATAAAAATCCTGAAGAGTCAAAATCATTAACAGTTCAGTTTACCAAATTAACAAAAATACGACAAATCATTGCCAATGAAAAAATAGAACATACAATTGAGCTTGCTGAAAATATTATTGAACAAGGAAAAAAAGTAATCATATTTTGTAACTTTACAGAATCTTTAGAAAAGATAACACAACACTTTGGTAAGAGTGCTGTTAAGTTAAATGGAACAATGTCAAAGGTAGAGAAACAAAACAGCGTTGACCAATTTCAAGAAAATGAAAAAATAAAAGTATTTGTTGGTAACATTAAAGCGGCAGGTGTTGGTATTACATTAACTGCTGCTGAAGCTGTTATAATGAATGATTTATCTTTTTTACCTTCAGACCATTCACAAGCAGAAGACCGTAGTTATAGGTATGGTCAAAAAAATAATGTTTTAGTATATTATCCAATATTTGAAAATACAATTGAAGGGATAATATATGATATATTGAATAATAAAAAACAAGTGATTGCAACAGTAATGGGGGATAATCAAAATTCTGCAAATGCTGCTGAAGAAATACTACAAAGAATTAATGAATTAAGGCAATAATATTTATGTTATTATCAATATGTGAAATAGAATATGATTGATGATATTTATTATAAAAAAGGATATGCCTGTAATACCAGAACCAGAAAGGTCGAAAATATATACAAGAGTCAAACATTTATTAGGTGCTCCATTAAGAAGTGTTGAAATTGAAGATGAGATGATGGATTCTTTAATGGAACTTTCTATTCAAGATTATGAACAATATACTTTAGATTGGCTTATTGAAAGTCAATGGGTTAACTTAGTTAACTTAAATATGTCAGAAAAATCTGTGGCAAAAGCTTTAATAACAAGAACTATGGATTTTGAACAACAATTTGCTTATTCATATTCAAAAATTGTTGGATTACAAACTATGGGTCCTTGGGTTTTGAAAAAAGATTATTTTATATTAAGTGCCAATACACAAAATTACGAAATTCCTGCTGGTAGAGAAATAAATGAACTTCTTTGGTTTAGTAACCAAGCATTTAGTGCTTTTGGATTAGGAGGAATTGGTGGATTTGGTTTTGGTGGTATCGGATTAGGTGCAAGTGAAGCTGGATATGCTCAAATGGGATATCAAGGTTCTTATTTTATGATGTCAGGTTTTGATTACTTAATAAGAATGCAAGAAGCAAATATTTTGAATAGAATTTTAGGTGGTTCATTAACATATAGAATAACAGGATTACCTGATGGTAAGAAAAACATTATGTTATATAATACACCAGGTGGAAAATTCAATTGGGGCAATTATAGTTTATATGAAGGAAAAGTAGTTTGGTATTGGTATTATGATGTAGGTCCTGATGATAGAGCGGCGTGTTTAAAAGAAAATAAAGATGTAATAAAATTACCTTCAGATGTACCTCTTGAAGAATTAAATTGGATTGATTTAAATGTTCCGGCACAACAATGGGTAAGAAGATGGTTTACTGCATACGTTAAAGAAACATTGGGTAGAGTACGAGGAAAATATAGCGGTAATTTAAAAACACCTGATTCTGAAATCACAATGGATTATACAAGTCTTTTAACCGAAGGTAAAGATGAAAAATCAAAATTAGAAGAAGAATTAAAACTACGATTAGAAAGATTAAGACCTGAAAAACAAATGGAAAAAGAAGCATCGATTGCTGAAAACTTAAATAAACAAATGAAGTTTAGAGCCTTTCCAAGACAAATATATGTAATATAATTATATTATGGCAATAATAAGAACAATACCCTCTCAAAAAATTATTAATGGAGATATTATTAATACTTCAGAAGTATCTTTAATATCTGAATTAGAATATAGTACAAATGGTGAAGATTGTATTATAATTAT